TATCAGTAAATAAACCTAAATAGTTTAGGGTATCACTGATGAAGAACGAAAAGATACCAGCAACTAACGCTGACATTACTAGACCAATTTGTAAGAATGCTTTCTCCATTTATTTATTTTCCTTTTCATTAGTTTTGATTTGAGAAATAAAGTTTTCTCTCATTGACTTTTGGATTTCTGCTAATGCGAGTTTCCAGTCTTCCATTATTTATTCTCCATCTTATTTACAATTTGAGCAATCAACGCTTTTTGCTTTTGAGTTAGTTGTCCAAAACATAGACCATAAGCATAGGCAACAGGGTTTTCACCAGCAATGCCATCTTTTAGTCTTAGTTCGTTCATTAGTCTAAAAGTATCAAAGTCTTTATCTAACATTTTATTTTCCATTTCTTTTGATTAGTTTTATTATACAGGCAACCACTGACATTTAGCCTAACTAGGCATAAACGCAATTTCATCAGCATACATTTCAGCAATAAAGTCATACTCTTTTACTGCCTTGCTGATTTCCATTAGACCATCATACTCTTTACAAGTAGGGCAGATGTAAGCCCAAGTCTTAGTTCCGTCATAGACACAGATAATTCCAACCATTTTTATTTCTCATTTCTTTTCTTATACCTTTATTATACACTTGACCACTGACATTGGAAGGCAAATAAGGCACTATTTTGGGGATTATAACAATACCGTTATAAATGTTTTTCGGGCGTGTCGTGGGTCGGCACCCTTTCGGGTGTTTGTCAAGTTTACTCTTCATCATCTCCCCAGTCTAGCGTGTCCTCACAAGAGTGGCACACCTGCCCCCAGAGTTTTACTTCTGGAGATGGCTTGGAGCAGTAGCAGCAGTTTTCCATAGTGGAACCTTTAGTTAGGGTAGAGCAACAGTTGTCTCAACAAGGTGGTCAGGGTATGAAGCAAGACACGCCTCACAGGAACGGAACACATTGCCATTAGAGATAACAACAAGGTGAGCAGGGGTAGCGACTGAGCAAAGGAAACAAGGTTTAGTATTCATAGTTATAAACTACACCATACCTCTGACATTTGGGGGAACGACACACCTTAACGTAATTGAACATTTGTTCGGATGTGCCGACCACGCACTCGGGCGTGTCGCAGATTGTTACCTAACTGTTACTTTTTTAGTATTACAGCGTCAGGGTGTTCTATTAAGAACTTGACTAGGTCTAGATGGTGTATTGCTGACACGCCACGCTTACCTGCGAATGTGTATTCTACTAGCGTGTATTTCTTGCTTTCGTTATGTGACATTTATTTCTCATTTCTTTTATAGATTATTATTTATTTAGTTTTGTTGCGATTATTTATTTATTTGCTGATTAGTTTATTTGCTATTTCTAGGCTCACCTAATCAGGCTCACTAAATAACCAAGATTATTATTTGGTTAGTTTGCTAAACATTGCCATTAGTTCATCAAACTCACCTGCGGTCATTACATCACTTTCAGCAATTCGCATTAGTTCTTTGTATCTTGCTTTGATTTCATAGGTTGTCATTTGTTAGTCCTTTCTTTGACTACTATTACACTACCAGCGACCACTGACATTTTGGGGATGTTTATGGGTGTGTTGCTATTTCGTTATCGAACTGTTATTTTTTGCTTAGTAGATACTTTACAAGGTTCTTTTCAGCAGTAGTTAGGGGGATACCTGCTCTGGCATACTTAGCAAGCATTACTGTTAGTTCTGTCTTTTTATCTTTCATAGTATTACTATACATTAGACCACTGACATTTAGGGGTGCGACACGCCGCATTTTAGACATTTCGGGGAATTGTTTACCTAAACTTAACTAAGTAAAAAGTTATCCACAGGTGCCGACCCCTTTCGGGGCGGTATGTCAAGTAGCGACACACCTACAACTATAAACTGTTATACTCTTCTTCTTCAACTGTATTGATGAGATAGATGAGCAACGCTTACAAGCGTAGGCGAAGATTTGTTTAGGTAAGTTCTTCATTATTCTCCTAGTAGATAAATCAGAGGTAGCAAGATGATTACGATTAGCAACGCTTCCATTAGGCAGGGTATTCTTCAGGGTCAAGTTCAATTGGTTCGCAGTAGTCAAGGTCAAACTTTTCCTTGAATGCTAAACCTTTTTCTTGTGATGTAAATACTGCTACTGCTTCTTCATACGCAAATCCAACAGCCCATAGAGTTTTGATTTCTGACATTTGATAACCTTTCTTGTTATAGTTATACACTACACCCTACCACTGACATTTACTAGGTGTGTAGGGGGTGTGTCGCAGGTTGTTATCTATTTGTTATAAACACGCTTCATTAGTTTGTTTATCTCAGCAAGGTAGTGATTACGCATACCTTCATCAGTAGTAGTAGATAAAAATTTCTGTAAGTCTACTATACGCATTAGTAGGGCTGTCTTTGAGTTTCCGTGCATTTGTTATTTCCTATTCTTTATTATGTTTACATACTATCATAGTTTATTTAGTTTGTCAATAGCAACACTCCTATCGTTATCAATTCGTTATAAACATAGGGCGTATAGTGTGCTCACTATTACTTCTATTTTAGTAGTGTGTAGTCCTGTATCATACACATAATCAAAATATTCAGATTTGTTACAATACAAAAATATTTTTTTTCAGATTTCGAGGGTATGCAGATTACTGCCTTTTGATAAAGTATGAACCGTAACTGTCATGTTTAACATACCAGTATGCTTTGCATTTGTTGCATTGCCAATCTTGTTTTGGATGGAAGTATTGTACATATGGTACTTTGCAGTGATGTATTTTGTTTTCTGTGTCTCTGAATTTGATTTGGTGATGTAGATAAGCAAATATGCCTATAAATATTAATATAGATAACGATATGATAACGATTTCCATTATGGTAACCTAATTTCTGGGGTATTGCGAAGCAATCCATGCTTTATCAGCCACCAGTTAACAAGTTTATACGACACTTTACTCTGATTGGCTATATCCTTTGATGTCATCTTGGCTGCTATGCATGCTTCAAGATATTCTTTTGATTCATAATGTTTGATGTACGGAACTTTGTCTTCCATAAGTCTCTCTCTTTCGGTAGTATTTTCGTTAGAAAATAAGTATAACATATTTTGGGGGTATCTGTGTTAGGAAGCATAGGTTCTAATCGCTCTATGGGGCATTTAAACCCCTATTTGACCTATCTGGCAACTTTGTTGCATACTGGCATTTGTGTGGGTTTGGTGTCTCATATTTTTACCGTTTCAAAAAACTCGAAACACTCAAAAGATAGTGTATAATTATTTATATTATGACAATTACAGATTGGGCAGGTTTAATACTAACCGCATTATCTATCATCGCTATTATTATTGGCGGAATCAAATGGTTCATTACCGCAGAAATTAAAGTCCTATCAACCGAACTTAAAAATAATTTATCAGAACTCAAGCCTAACGGAGGGTCATCGATGAAAGACCAGGTTAATAGACTAGAGCAAAAATCACATCAATTAGAAGATAAAATCGACAACCTTTACAACGTTCTTATTAACGAAGGTGTCAAAACTAACAAAACTAAAAAATCAGAAAATAACGAACTTTGATTATTACTATAATATATATAAACTATAATATATACTAATATATAATATAGTAGCCCTTATCTCTATAGATAAGAGGGTATCACACTTTTTGTGATTTGTCAAATGAAAATAAAAATCCCTACAAAATGATATAATTTATCATATAGAGCCAGTGTCTGATACTCTCTCTCATACCCACTTCAGGCACTGGTTCTTTATTTATAGTGTATAATGTTTATATGTCTTGTTCGTCTTGTTCTTCTGATTCCGTGATTTCTATTGGAGCAGAACCCTCAAATATTAAATGGACCATTGTTCGTGGTGATGATGCATCTGCTACGTTTTATTGGTATGAGGATGATGGTGTTACCGCCAAAAATACTACAGGATGGACATACTTAGCAAGTGCCTATGACCCTAAAACAGAAACCAAATACTCTCTGACAATTACATCTGCCGCAGGATATGTTACAGTATCTATTCCAAATGCAATTAGTTTATCTTGGGGTTTAGGAAGTTCTACCATTGTTGCTGAACTTAAGTTTGACCTACAAGTAACAATTGATTCTAAAAAATGGACCCCAATCATTGGAAACATTGTAGTATATTCTGATATTACAGGAAGTAGTCTATAAAGTGACTACATTTAAAATTATTCCCGATACCACTCAAAATATAAACTTAAAAATAACCTCAACAAATAATTCTAAAAACATAGAAGTTGTTGGTTTCGGTGGACCATCTGGAAACACAGGACCAACAGGTTCTACTGGACCAACTGGTTCTACTGGGGCAATAGGTCCAACAGGACCAACAGGTGCTGCAAGTACAGTTACTGGTCCTACAGGACCAACAGGTGCAGCAAGTATAGTTACTGGTCCTACAGGACCAACAGGAGCAGCATCTGCTGTAACTGGACCTACTGGTCCACAGGGTCTACAAGGTATTCAGGGTTCTACTGGTCCACAAGGTCCTACAGGTTCTACTGGTGCAACTGGTGCTGCAAGTACCGTTACTGGTCCAATAGGAGCAACTGGACTTACAGGAAGCACAGGTCCAACAGGTCCACAAGGTTCCGTAGGTTCAACTGGACCTACAGGAGCACAGGGGATTCAAGGAGTAACAGGTCCAACAGGTTTGCAAGGTCCTACAGGAACAACAGGTTTGCAAGGACCTACAGGACCTACTGGTGCTCAAGGAAATCAAGGTCCTACAGGACCAACAGGAGCACAAGGAATTCAAGGTGTAACTGGACCTACTGGGATACAGGGACCTCAAGGTAGTCAAGGTATTCAGGGTAATCAGGGTATTCAGGGGATAACAGGTTCTCAAGGACCAACAGGATTACAAGGTCCTACAGGACCAATTGGAGTAACAGGTGCCGCATCTACTATTACTGGTCCAACAGGACCGCAAGGTATTCAAGGTAGCACTGGTCCTACTGGTGCTCAGGGTCCTGCTGGAAATACTAACGCACATGATACTGCTCATAAAGCAACTACAACAATTCTTTCAGATAACCCTACTTATGTATCAGGAACTATTGGTGCTGATGGCGGTACTGGTGTTGGTGCTACATTAACTGCTACAGCAAATGGGCGTTTAAACGTTGATGGCGGAAGTCTCAATACTGGTGAAAGATTGTTGGTTAAAAATCAAACAAACCAACTACATAATGGTATTTATTTAGTAACAAATCAAGGTTCTGCATCTGTTCCATATGTTTTAACTCGTTCAACAGATTATGATAACAGTGTTTCTGAACAAGTTCAAGACGGTGACTTTCTTTTGGTTCAAACTGGTTCTGTTAATGCTAACACATCTTGGATGATGAACTCGGTTGGCACTGGAACTAATACGTCTATTATTATTGGAACTGACATTATTACTTTTACTCAAGTTGGTGGTATTGGTCCTACAGGACCAACAGGAACCACTGGTGCTACAGGACCTACAGGTGCAGCCAGCACCGTTACTGGTCCAACAGGACCTACTGGTGCAACTGGAATTAATGGAACTAATGGCTCTACAGGTCCAACAGGTGCTCAAGGAAGTCAAGGTCCTACAGGACCAACAGGAGCACAAGGAAATCAAGGTTCTCAAGGAATTCAGGGAAACCAAGGTCCGACTGGACCAACAGGTGCTGCAAGTACTGTTGCTGGACCAACAGGTGCTACAGGTAGTGCTTCTACAGTTGCTGGTCCAACAGGACCAACAGGTTTACAAGGTCCAACAGGACCAACAGGTTTACAGGGTCCAACAGGACCAACAGGTTTACAGGGTCCAACAGGACCAACAGGTTTACAGGGTCCCACTGGACCTACTGGTGCAGCATCTACTGTAACAGGTCCAACAGGACCACAGGGTTCAACTGGACCAACAGGACCAACTTCTACTGTTGCAGGTCCAACTGGTCCGACTGGACCAACAGGTAGTACTGGTGTGGGATACAGCGGTATAACTAGCACATCTACGATTACATTTGCCACTGGTTCTGCAGGTTTTGAACTTAATTCTTTTGGTGCTTATACATTGGGTATGAGGGTTAGAGTTATTTCTCAAACCAATACCGCACAATATGTTGAAGGTGTAATAAATGGCTCCTACGAAGATGGCATAGGTTTATTTGTTCAGGTAGATAAGTTTGTTGGTTCTGGTTCTAGCAGTTCTTGGAAGTTTAGCGTTGCTGGTGAAGTAGGTGCTACTGGACCAACTGGTCCTACAGGTCCTACTGGAGATACAGGTATTACAGGTACAGGATATACAGGAGTAACGTCTACATCTACTTTAACTATTGGAACTGGCTCTAAAGTTTTTGCAGTAACATCATCTGGAGCATTTTTAAATGGTCAAAGAGTAAGAGTTGTAATGACAGCAACACCAACCACATATTTTGAAGGTACTATAACTGCCCTTACGACTAACTCATCAATAACTGTAAACGTAGATAATATTTCTGGTTCTGGTTCTGCTAGTGCTTGGACATTTACTGTTGCAGGAAACGTGGGTTCTACAGGACCCACTGGTCCAACTGGTCCTACAGGACCAACAGGGTCAGCAAGTACAGTTACTGGTCCTACAGGACCTAGTTTTACTGGAGGAATTCTTACTTCTTCTTTGACTCTTCGACAAGGTGCAACAGGTGCTGGAACTAGCCCACTTTATTTTGATAGTACCTCTACCCTTGTTCTTGCTACGCCAATTGCAGGTGCCAATGAGTATGATGGAAAAGCCTTTTATAAAACACCAAACGCAACTACAGGTAGAGCAGTTGATGTTGCTTCTTACTACTATGTTTCTGACGGAAGCAGCAATGTTGATTTCTCGGCTACCACTACTGCTAAATCCATATTTGGAACTGCTACAACTGGATTAACTCTAGTGGCAGGGACAACATATGAAGTAGAGTTGAGTGTTTCTACTTCTATAACTGCTGCTGCTGGAAGCACACCTACATTTAGTCACTCGTTCTTATTGACTACTGTATCTGGTTCACCTACAACAACTATTTATCAAGAAATTTCAACGTCAAGCAATACAACAAGCCTTGCAACTGCATCAGCAGTGTCTAGACTTAGAAACATTAACAATGCTGCTGTTTCAGTACTTGCTACTACTACAACTGGTTCTAGATATTCAATTTATAGCGTCAGAGGAATTATTCGTGTGACTGGTACTGGTACAGTAAAAATTTCTCCAGCAATTAGTGCAAGTACTACCAGTGCCGATTATCTGTTTAATGCCAATGCTGGTTCTTACATAAAAATAACTCCACTTGGTAATGGAACTGTTACCAATGTTGGAAGTGCTTGGGCATAAGAAAGGATAAACCATGAATGAAATAACTGAATTATTAACTTACTGGGAAAATGATGGAATAGCAAATCCAGCAGCATTGAAAGCAGCACATGATGCTATTGTGCTTTTAGTTGCAAAAGTAGAAGCATTAGAAACTCAAATTCAAAATTTATCTAATACACAGTCATAGTATTTAGTTTTATTAAAATTGTGGTATTATTTATTTCTTATAATTTAAAGGATTTTTAAAATGAAAGTAGCAGTATATACAATTGCTTTAGATGAAGAGCAGTTTGTTAAAAGATGGTATGAATCAGCCAAGGACGCTGATTATTTATTAATAGCAGATACAGGGTCTACTGATAAAACTATTAAACTTGCAAAATCTTTGGGTATTAATGTTATTAATATTAATATTTTTCCCTGGCGTTTTGACGATGCTCGTAATGCAGCACTTGCTGCCATTCCAAAAGATATTGACTATTGCATAGCACTTGATATGGATGAGGTTTTACAACCAGGTTGGAAAAATGAATTACAGAAAGCATTTGACGTTAAATATACAAGACCTAGATATCAATATACTTGGTCATGGCTTGAAGATGGAAAACCTGGATTACAATACGGTGGAGATAAGATTCATTCTAGAAAAAATTATAGGTGGAAACATCCAGTTCACGAAATATTAACAACATCTACAGTAGATGAAGTTCAAGGATGGATTGGATTGGAAATTCATCATTATCCAGATAATTCAAAATCTCGTGGACAGTATTTGCCTCTTCTCGCTTTATCTGTTAAAGAAGACCCACAAGATGATAGAAATGCTTTCTATTATGCTAGAGAATTATTTTTTAATAATTCTATTGAACAGGCTACCGAAGAATTTAAAAGATATTTAAATTTACCTACAGCATTATGGGGTGCCGAAAGAGGAAGAGCATATAGATATCTTGCACAATGTAATCCAAATGAATCATTAGACTATTTAAATAAATCTTTATATGAAGATACCTCTAGACGAGAAACATATGTAGATATTGCTTTATACTATTATAGATTAGAAGATTGGAAAAATGTTTTTGAGTTTTCAGAAAAGGCGTTAGCCATTAAAGATAAGCCATTAGATTATCTTTGTGAAGAGTTTGCTTGGAATGAGTTGCCTTATGATTTAGCAGCCATTTCAGCCTATAATTTACAGAATTTTGATTTAGCAAGAAGTTATGGTAAAATTGCTTTAGATTTGCAGCCAAACGATAAAAGATTGCAAAATAATTACAAACACTATTTAGAAAGTTAAATATGAAAATTGCAGTTTATACAATTGCACTTAATGAAGAAAAACACGTTGAACGTTGGTACAATTCTGTAAAGGACGCTGACTATATCCTCATTGCTGATACTGGTTCAACTGACCGTACCGTGGAAATTGCTAAATCTCTTGGCATCAATGTGTTCAATATCTCAATCAAACCTTGGAGATTTGACACAGCCAGAAACGTTGCTTTAGCCCTTGTACCAGATGATATAGACATGTGCGTATCTCTTGATATGGACGAGGTAATTTCTGAAGGGTGGAGAGAAGCCTTGGAAAAAACAACAGGTAATCAGATTACCTATGTTTTCTATAATGATGAAAATTTTGTAAATAATCGTATTCATGCTAGGCATGGGTTTATGTGGAAATATTTAATGCACGAAGGAGTTGTTCCTGACCGAACTGAAATGATTGATGAATTTTCTCCAGGTATCGAGGTAACGCATGTTCCAGATAGAGATAAACCTAGAACTCAGTATTTACAATTACTTAAAGATGCATTAACAGAAAATCCAAACGTTGGAAGATATTATAGATATCTTACTAAAGCATTACAAGCAGAGGGTAAATTTGAGGAAGCAGAAAAATACTATCTTCAAGTTTTAAATATTCCTAATTTTCCAAACGAGGACGCTGCTAATGTGTATAAAACTCTTTCAGAAATCATACCTGAAAAAACTGGGGAATATCTTTTACTTTGTTTACAAACAGCACCACATAGACGAGAACCATATTACTATATTGCTAAATGGTATGAAAAACATGAAAGATGGGAAGAGTGCCTAACTTGGTGTAAAGCAGCCTTAGAGGTAGATAAAATAGTAGTTGACGTGTTCAAGGATAATGATGCTTGGGGGGAACCTATGATAGAATTATATAATAAGGCAAAGGAAAAGGTTAAAAAATAATGAAAATTGCGGTATACACGATTGCTCTAAATGAAGAAAAATTTGTAGAGCGTTGGTATGAATCTGCTAAAGATGCAGATTATTTATTAATTGCAGATACAGGTTCAACAGATAAAACGAAACGTATTGCTAAAAAACTTGGAATTAAAGTTATAGATATTTCTGTAAAGCCCTGGAGATTTGATGACGCAAGAAATGCCGCACTTGCATTGCTGCCCGATGATATTGACTACTGTGTGTCTATGGACATGGACGAAACACTATCCGAAGGCTGGCGTGAAAAACTTGAAACAATGACATCGGAACAAGTAAGTTATAAATTTAACATAACTTTTAAAGATGAAGATGAAACTCATCCAGATGACACATTTATAAATAATAGAATTCATAAACGCCATGGTTTTAGATGGATATATTTAATGCATGAAGCAGTTGTTCCAGACAGAACAGAAGTTAGACAAGAGTTTTGTGAAGGTCTAGAAGTATCTCATCATCCAGATATAGATAAATCTCGTGAACAATATAATCAAATGATTGAGGATGCTTATAATGAATATAAAAATGCAAGGTATCATATTTATCAATGTCATCAATTATTGCAATTTAACAGAATAGAAGAAGCAAGAAAAGTTGCCAAATCTTTAATAAAATTAAAAGATGTTGGAAAGATTGACGTGGCTCTTGCTTATAGAATTTTGGGGCTAACTGGAAAATTTAAGATTTTTTATTTTATCAAATCAATAATCAAATATCCAACAAGAGAAACATACAACAGTTTGGCAATTCATTACTATAAAAAAGAAAAATGGTTTTTATCCTACTATTTTTCTAAAAAAACAAATAATATTATTATAAAAACAAATAGCATATTTAGAGATATCTCTGCTTGGGGTGCCCTGCCATTTAACATTATGATGTCATCAAAACATAACATGAAACTGTGGAAATGGTCTAAAACCTATGAAATTGATAAAAAAGAAATTAACGTTAGGTCAATAATTTCACATAAAATGAAATTATTTAATGATTAGGCTATGGTATAATTAAGACATGACTACTACCGTTGGAGCATCCACATCCTATCAATTAACAGTACCAGCACTTACTGAAACTGCAGATATTCAGGTAGCCTTAAGGCTTTTAAGTTATGGTATTTCTGGCGAACCTGCAAATAATGCTGCTATTACAGCAAACTCATTGGCTGGATATATTAAGTCAATCATAGCAGGACCAACATTTACTGGAACTACAACACTTGTAACTCAGAGTACATCAGTTGCACCATTAAGATTTGTTTCTGGAGCACTTAAATCAATTACTCAAACTGGTGCAATGGAATATGATGGAACAAATATTTATCTAACAAACGACAGTTCTGTAAGAAAAACTGTTGCATATATTGGAGATGCTGGACATACTTTGTTAAGTAGTGGAAATATAACAGCACTAACTACTACTATAAGCCTAGGTTCATCTGTTACTTACAGAAAATTATTAATTAGCATATACGGAGGCACAGTAGGTTCTTCAGGAAGCCTAAGCATGAGGATTAATGCTGTTACTACTGGTTATTCATATTCATATATGAGGTATCAGAGTAATACAACTGGTACTGCTGGATGGTATAGTTCTACAAGCGGTTCTGCTCTTGCTATTTCTGGTGGACAATCTCTTCAAACATCTGGAGACCGAGTAGTTGTAGAAATTTTTGAACCATATGTTTCTGGTACTAAACATGTTACATTTGGTTGTAATGGTAGTTTTGGTAGTGGAAATATGGTTACAAGTGGTATGGGGTCAGGAGTTACTCAAATTGATTTAATTTTTGCAACAGCAATTCCTACTGGTGCAACCTACACAGTTTATGGTATTAAATAGTAGGAACAACTCTTACAAATCTTATCTGACTATTTTTGTAATCAGTTAATGGTTCAATAACTGTAGTTCCATAGTAACGATTAGAGTTTACTATTTTACCCTTGCCAATATAAATTCCAGAATGATAAAAGTTTGTAGAACCTTTATAAGCAAAAACAACAATGTCCCCTAATTTTGGAATAGAAACTCTTTTACCTATGTGTGCTTGCTTGTTTGCAGAATGTGGCAAGGTAGTTCCAAATTGTTCATACATCCATACTACCATTCCAGAACAATCCCAACCATATGGAGTAGAACCAGAAAAAACATAAGGTGTTTTGTTTACACGATGAAACATCTTAGTCAGGGTTTCTTTCATTTTGTCGGTATTTTTGTTTAATTTAGCATTGTAAATTAAACTGGCTGTAATATTTGTTACTTTACTTACAACCGTATTTGTTATAGGCATTTCAGCAGCACTGGCTTGAGGGGTAACACAACCAGTCATAGTTAAACTTAAAATTCCTGTGGCGAGTAATTTTTTGATTTTTAAATTATTCATATTTTCCTCCTTAACGGAAAAACACCTTTTTAAAGGGTGTTCATATAAATTATACCACGATTTAACCTATTTGACAATATTCAATGTGCTATAATTGTTTTACTACATTGAAAGGTGGTCAAATCATGTCTATTGATTTTAACTCTCTACTTACCGTTGACGAAAGAACATCGGTAGTATCACAAAGAATTCAGTCCTTAGCAGTAGAGGCTTATCAATTAAGCCTTAACCTAAAGGTTCTTGAATCACAAGAAGAAAAAAACGAACAAGCATTAACAGAAATCAACATCAATATTAATTTGTTAAATCAAATGATTTCTGTTTATAAAACAGAACTAGATTCATTGGGAGAATCTAACTAAAAAAATGTCAACAATTATTCAGCACAAAAGAGGAACAGCAACTCAATGGACTACTTCCAATCCTCTTTTGCTTGCTGGAGAAATGGGTTGGGAATCAGATACAAATAAATTTAAAATTGGTGATGGAACTCTTTTATGGAATGCTCTTTCATATGCATCATCAGCAGGAGGTGGGGGCACTAACTTTACAGGTGCAGGAACCTCCATTACAGGAGTTCAGTCTGCTCTTGGTGTGACCCTTCCTATATCAACTGCAAGCGGTGCAACCGCTTCTGGTGCAATTACTATTGGTACTGGAACAACATCTAACTCCTCTCTTACTACTGGTTCTGTAACAATCAATACTGGAAACTCAGCATCTGCAGGTGGTAACTCAGGTGCAATTACTATTAAAACAGGTAATGGTTCAGGTGCATCAGGTAATTCTGGCAATTTAAATATTGATGTTGGAAGTAAATCAGGTGGTGGAACTACTGGAACTATAAATATTGGAAATGTTGATTCTACAACTATATTTCTAGGAACTGTTTCAGGGATTACAAAAACAATGGTTGGATTAGGCTCTGTAGACAATACTACTGACATAGGAAAACCTGTTTCTACTGCTCAACAGACTGCATTAAATGCTAAAGCAAACAACAGTGATTTAGATGGAAAAGTAAATAAAATAAACCCAATTTTTACATCAGGAATTGCAACTGGACTATATGGAATTACAGGTTCAACTGTTCAAGATTTTGAAATTAAAACAACAAGCATTGTAAGCACTTCAACAAAATCAATAATTATTCAAACTGGAAATGGAGTTTATGCAGGAGCAGGAACAGGAAGTAGTGGGGCTATTACAATTGATACTGGTGCCAGGCAAAACACTGGAACTGCAGGAACAATAAGTATTGGTACATCATATTCTCCTACTATAAACATTGGAAATGCTAGTTCTACAACTACATTCTTAGGAACTGTTTCAGGGATTACAAAAACAATGGTTGGATTAGGTTCTGTAGACAATACTGCTGACACAGCAAAACCAGTTTCTACTTATCAGCAGAATGCACTTAATCTAAAGGCAGATAAAGATAATGCTGTATTTACTGGAACTATTCCGTCAATTACTGGTTCAACTGCTGGAAGTGTAAAATATGATACTGATTTAGTAAATAGAGCATATGTAGACTCACAGATTATTAACCCAACTTCAAGAGTATCAGTAAAGTGTGCAACTACTGGAGCATTAGGAACTTCTAACAACCTTGTTGGTGGAACTATTACTACCACTTATGCAAACGGCACTGCTGGTGTAGGAGCGACTTTAACTATTGCAACTTCTACAAACTGGACTGCTGTAACTATTGACGGTTATTCATTTGTTGTTGGTGACCGTATTCTTATTAAAAACCAAGGTGGAACAAGTTCAAACCTACAAAATGGTATTTATACAGTAACTACCGTAGGTGCTGTTGGAACCACTACTTCATTTGTCTTTACTCGTGCTACTGATAGCGACCTAGCCGCAGAAAATTTTGAAAAACATAGCGTATATGTTGAAAATGGAAGTGTTGGTTCAGACCAAGCAGATAAAACATTTACAAATATTATAAACGGAGATATTGTGATGGGAACTACACCTATCACATACACTTTTACTTCTGGTTTTGCTGTTTCTGTTTCAGGAGCAAGAAGAATTCCTTATACAAACTCCAATAGAGGATTTGCGTATACTGCCGAATCTACGTTACCAGGTCAAGTCTTAAAAAACGGTTTTCCTGCACCAGGTGCAACAAATATAGGCTGGGCTGAACCAATTCCATTCGATGTAAGAACAGGAAAAATTGCTTCAAGTGATTGGGCTGCTGTTCCTAGCCCAGCAGGTGAAGCGGTCGTCACCTTTGACACTCCTTTTCCAACTGGTGTTGTACCTAACATAACATTTACCCCTATATCTACTGGAACAGATTTAATTATTGTTACCTTAAAGGCAGTACCTACACATAATGGATTTACAGCAGTAGCCAGAAGGCTACAAGCCTCTGCAACTGTTACAACTGCTGGTAGTACTCAAATTTCCAGGACTGCTGCCGACTTAATTTCTACTACTGCTCCAACTACATATTGGACAGCGGTTCAGGGAACCAGACTAATTGGAACTCCAAACGACACTAATGATGGTAGAACAGATTATGGAACTGTTGCGTAGTACAGTGTTTGACTTTTCATAAAACTATGGTATAATTTATCTATTACAGTTATGGAAAGGCGGAAACGCTATGTCAGAAATTTTTTCTTTTACCCTACCAACAGATTTTGTCGAAAAGTACAAAACATTGGAATCACCCTTTGGATTCGTGGATGCAGGTGGCAACGCATTAGGTGAAATTACTTTTGTTCGTACCTACTCACGAGTTAAAGAAGACGGAACCAAAGAACGCTGGTACGAAGTTGTACGCAGAGTTATTGAAGGTATGTATTCTGTCCAGAAAAACCATGCAAAGGAGAATCGTCTCCCATGGAATGACTATAAAGCACAGAAGTCAGCACAAGAAGCATTTGACCGTATGTTTACACTAAAGTGGACACCTCCAGGTCGTGGTATGTGGACTTTTGGTACACCACTTACAATGGAGAAGCGTAATTCAGCGGCATTGCAGAATTGTGCTATGGTATCAACTAAAGACTTAGACAAGAATGACCCAGGTCAGTTGTTTGCTTGGGTTATGGATGCTCTTATGCTTGGTATTGGTGTTGGCTTTGATACCCTTGGTAAAGATAAGAACTTTGCTATTTATGCACCATCAGAACCAGAAGTCACTTATATAGTTCCTGATACTCGTGAAGGCTGGGTAGAAGCAACTCGTTTGCTAATCAACTCATATCTTCGTACAGGTCAGAGCATTCAGAAGTTTGACTATTCTGAGGTTCGTCCAGAAGGTGCTCCAATCAAAGGATTCGGTGGCGTAGCCTCTGGTCCTGCACCATTAATTAAATTACATGAACGCATCGCTCATGTCCTTACTCAGCGTGTTGGAGATAACCTAGATGCTCGTGCCATTGTTGATTTAATTAACCTTATTGGTACCTGCGTTGTTTCAGGGAATGTTAGACGTTCTGCTACCCTTGCACTTGGGGTAGACGGAGATGAAGACTTCCTAAATTTGAAAAATGCAGATGTATTCCCAGAACGCAACTCATATGACCCAAACAATCCAGGATGGGCTTGGATGTCAAATAACTCTATCGAAGCAAAAGTTGGTATGGATTACGAAAAGTATGTAGACCGCATCGTTGACAATGGTGAACCAGGATTTATTTGGCTTGATGTTGCTCGTAACTTTGGTCGTTTAGCAGACCCAGCAGATGGCAAGGACTATCGTGTAATGGGGTTCAATCCGTGTGCAGAACAGCCACTAGAGTCATATGAACTATGCACACTTGTGGAAGTACACCTAAACCGCCACGAATCAAAAGAAGACTTCCTGCGTACTCTTAAGTTTGCTTATTTGTATGGAAAGACTGTTACACTTCTTCCTACTCACTGGCAACAGACTAACGGTATCATGCAAAGAAACCGTAGAATTGGAACATCTCTAACAGGCATTGCATCATTTGCTGACGAGCATGGTTTGCCTACTACTCGTGAATGGATGGATGAAGGATACAAGAAGATTCGCTATTATGATAATAAGTATTCGGAGTGGATGTGTGTTCGTGAATCAATTCGTGTAACCACAGTCAAGCCATCTGGTTCTGTATCAATTCTTTCGGGTGCAACTCCTGGTGTTCACTGGGGTCCAGGCGGAAAGTTCTATCTAAGAGCAATTCGTTTTGGAAATACAGACCCAATGCTTCACTTGTTTAAAGCGGCAGGGTATAAGATTGAGGCAGACCTAGTATCAGCAAATACTTCAGTAGTATACTTCCCAATTGCTTCAGGACAGAAACGAGCAGAAAAAGATGTAACTCTATTCGAGAAGACAGCACTTGCTGCTACCGCTCAAAAGTATTGGTCAGATAACGGTGTTTCAGTAACACTATCATTTGATACAGCAACTGAAAAACAGCACATCTCATCTGTTTTAAACATGTATGAGGGACAACTAAAGGCAGTCTCATTCTTGCCAATGGGAAACACAGTTTATCCACAACAGCCATACTCTGAAATTACAGAAGAAGAATACGACTACTACATTGGTAGACTAGCAAAGATTGATTTCTCTGCTATCTATGATGGAGTAGAGAACTTAGAGGCTCTTGGAGAAAGTTACTGTACTACAGACTATTGTGAGATTAAAATTAAATAATTATCACTAAAAAGATACCCTGTCATTAACTTGGCAGGGTATTTTCTTATGTGATAGAATAGTAGATATGCCTATCACAACGAATCTGTATGCAGATAAAATCCTAAGCGAACATCCTTTAGCGGTATGGTCATTGGATGACACGTCTGACTATGTTTCTTTAATTTCAGAACCATTTAGAACCTTAGATACTTGGACAAAAACAAATGGAACAACACAAACTATTACAAGTGGAATACATAAGCCAGAGACATCACCATTTCCTTCAAGTTATGTTACGGAAATTACTGGTGGAGGAAGTGCTGGAACAACCACCTTAGTTTCAGGTACAACTTTTACTTCGGATGCTGGTGGATTTACTGTAAGTTTTTATATTCAAACAATAACTGACGTTACAGTTAAAGTTGGACATACTGGAATAACTTCTCAAGAAAAAATTATATATGGAACTAAATATCCAACACTAACTTGGATTCCAGTTTCTTTTACATTTTCAAATCAAGCAACAAGCAAAAATTTAAAAATTGAATTTGTATATTCATCTGTATCCCCAAAATATTATATAAATGGATTAACTATTGGAAAAAATTCAGAACCATTTAATGGAGAATCTTTTGGACAAACACTCATTTCAATACCAGCCACAATTGCTACTACACAAACATTTGGAATAGAGTCAAAATCTTATGGAACTCAAGAGTATAGTGCTTACTATATTGGCACTGGAAGTAATCTTTATGGTAAAAATGCTGGTATGTCTCTATCATATGGTTCTGGAAACTCTGCAATATTTTATGCAAACGCAACCGAAAATCAACCATCTTTTATATTCCCTGGGTTTGGATTATTAAATGAAAACGGACGGTATAAAGAACTAACTCTTGAAATGATGATACGGATAAATGCCAATAACTCAACTCCTAAAAGAATTATTGGACCATTAGCATCAACAGATGGGGTCTATGTAACTAAAGAATTTATAAGTTTAAAAATTGGTGAAGATATACAATCATTTTATTTGTCAGAACTGTATAGACCAATGCTTTTACAATTTAAAATTGCAGAAAATTATGCGGTATTAGCGGTAGATGGCGATGATGTAATTTCTTTACCAATACAAACATCAACACTAACACTTCCAGCAAAATTAGATGGTTCTTCAAAAAGTCAGGACTGGATTGGTATTTTTGCATACTCTGATGTTAAGTTTGTAGAAGTAGATTCAATTGCAATCTATCCATACAAATGTTCGAGCGTATTATCTAAAATGAGATTGGCTTACGCCCAAGCGGTAGATGTTCCACTCGATATAAATATTAAATATGGTGGAAATGCAATTCTTGCTGATTTTGGTTTTGCAAATTATATAAACAACTACAACTACCCAAGTTTTCAAGCAAAGTGGGAACAGGCTTCAATAATTGATAACTTTGACGTAAGTCCTACTCAAACTCTTTCTACAAGGTCTTACGCTGTTCCAGAAGTAACAACATCCCTGTATACATCATCGCTATGGCTTAAAGACCTATACCTAACAAATGTTGCTTCTGGAGATTCAGATGTTTTTATAAATCTAAGACCAACTGTTACTGGCTCATCCAGGAATTGGTCAACAAATCAAGGATATCTTTACTCATCTTCTTTTAATAAAAATGAGCATTTGGCAAGTGGCATATACGGAGTATTCAAGTCTTTGACAGGCAGCGGTACTGAACAAATTCTTTTTGAAATACTAAATGAATCTACAAGCGATTATCTTAGGGTATCTCTAGTAAACACAACTGTTTCATACAAAATAAAATACAATGGAACCGAATCAACCATAACAACAAAGTCAATTACTCACAATGTAAAGTTTGCTGTAGGTATAGATATAAAGTCATTAGTGACAGCAAACACTGATGTTGCCTCATTCCTGAGTGATGTAAATAGTCTTAATGTTTATGTTGGTGGAGATAACTTAACATCAAATACTTTTACTGGAAATATCTATAAGGTTGGGCTATGTTCATCTAGAAATTTTGCAGATATCTCAAGCCTATTTACCTCTGGAATTCTGACTCTTGGTTCTTCATATTCTACATTATTACCAAGAACAGCAACCTACACAATAGTTGCAATAAAAGAATATGAAAAAACTATTCTTGATATTGCAACAAACTCATACTGGCAAGACTATATTCCATTAAATAAATTAACAAGAACTATCAATAATGCCAGCGATGTACCAATTGAAGAATTAGATTTTATTCAAATAAACGTAGACTATCCAGAAACAAGAACCTATAGTTCTGGTAATTTTGACACATCAAATTCAGAATTAAAAACATATCTTACATTTCAAAGATTGTCTAATGGTGCAATAAAAAATATTTCAGAATTTGCATCAACAATTCTAGCAAATGAAAATAGATTAATTGATGCCAATACGCCAGATGAGGCATCTAAATATGAATTTGTAAATGGTATGATTGTTTACCCACCAACACTAGCAAATACAGGGCTAGATTGGGACAAGTGGGCAATTGTATTCCACATAGAATTAAACGATAAAGCAGTTAACCTAAAACCATACGAGATTAGGCATTTTCAGATTGCTGCAAAAACTTTAGATTATGCTCCAACTGTTGCAACAGAACAAAATCCAGAAGGAACAAAATATAATCCAATTGGAACAAAGTATTCTGTAGACTTATATCCATACATTTATTCTGGTGGAAAATACAACTATAAAAGTAAAAACCCATATTTAGTTTATAAGCAAAGCACACCCTATTTATACCTAACAAGGCATTCTGGAATAAGATTTTGTGGAAATTACGATTCGGCACAAGACAGGGGTATATTTTTTGAAATAGGAAACCCATCCTTAAACATCAAAATTAATTCTATACAGATGTCTTTATTAGCAGACATTAAAGAATTTCCAACAACAGCCGTCAAAGTATTTGAAATAACTTCTAAAAATGAAACAATCTCATTTTATTTAAAGTCAATAAATGCCTCAAACACTAAAGGCTACATATACACGAATTCTACTACAAATATTCCAATATATTACTTAAACGGTAAAATTGTTGCAAGCCCAGTTATAGAGTTAGATGAATGGAACTTTTTAGGTCTATCTTTCTTAAATCCAATAGATGTTTCAGAGTCACTTAGCAAAATTAAAATAACATCAAATATTTTGTTAGACAATATTTCATTTTATGGACTTGACTCTGAAAATAGTTCTCAAAAAATCACAATTGTTAACTGGAACGATGTAGATAATGGTCTTTGGAATGCATTAACAACTTGGAAATCTAGCAGCCTTTCGGAGTATTATAAGGTTTACGATAATGGAATGAAAGAAATTTTTAAAACATACACTGGCACAAACAAGATATTAGTAGACACTTCTTCAAATATCAAAAACATAGAATTTAATGGATATAAATATATTGGCTATATGGACATACAAAAGAACACAATTACACTTGACATTGCATAATGTGGTATACTAGTGGTTATGAATATAGATACTACAAAAGATATTGGTCAAGTCATGCCCAACCAAATTGGAAAAACAAAGGTTTCTCTCATAGAAGAACCTTTTTCAGACTATGGAATTTACGTTTGGCAATTACGCTCTGGCAAGGTTTTAACAGATGACAGCGGAAATGCCCTAAGCATTGACTCAATGCGTGGCGATGAATCCAGAGTTACTCTTCTTCGCAATGAAGCAAGATGGCTAGGATTCCCTGATGGTCAGCCTTTATTTTATGCAAATGTTCGCAAGGTATCTGACGAAGAGTATAGCGAACAAATTGACCGTATGGCTCAAGGATACATTCCGTCAGAAACAGACCTTGGGGCTTTAATTGCAGCAAAAAAGACACAACTAGAATTTGGAAGTGAAGACTAGTGAGTTACTATGAATATGCAAATACACCTGCTCGTTTAGACGAGGCTCAAGAAATTGTAAATGAGTTTGCTTCTATGGACCCATTTGTAAAGTCTTGGGATGAACTAAAGGGACTTGCTGGTATGCAAACCAATTTTAAGCGTAGGAGTTCTAGACTATCTAAATCTTTGGGTGACGATGCCTACCTTGAGTCTGCTGGAGCAATCCAAATGGGCACAAATGGGGCAAGGTCAAATGCAATTAATCCAGGTATTGTATTTCGTAATGCATACGCATTGTTTGACGTAATTACCCCACCATACAATCTTTACGAACTTGCAAATTATTATGACACATCATTTGCTAATCACGCTGCTATTGATGCAAAAGTTGAAAACACAGTTGGTCTTGGCTATGATTTTATTGTATCCGATAGAACAAATCTTAAACTAGAGGCTGCATCAGCAGACCAGATGGCTCGTGCCAGAAACAGAATTGAAAGGCTTAAGGTCCAACTTAGAGATTGGATAGAAGGGCTAAACCAAGACGAATCATTCTCTTCTGTTCTCGAAAAAGTATTTACTGATGTACACGCAATGGGGAACGGATACATTGAAGTTGGAAGAACAACTACTGGAGAGATTGGCTACATTGGTCACATTCCAGCATCCACAATGCGTGTACGCAGACTTCGTGATGGATATGTTCAAATTATTGCTCAAAAAGTTGTTTACTTCCGTAATTTTGGAGCAAAGAACGTAAACTACATTACTGAAGACCCACGACCAAACGAGATTATTCACATTAAAGAATACTCTCCATTAAACACTTTCTATGGTGTGCCAGACATTATGGCTGCTATGCCATCTCTGCTAGGAGACATGCTTGCATCACAATACAACATTGACTACTTCAACAATAAGGCTGTTCCTCGCTATATCGTAACTCTTAAGGGTGCACAACTTACCCAAGAGGCAGAGGACAAGTTGTTCCGTTTCTTACAGACTGGTCTAAAGGGTCAGTCACACAGAACTCTTTACATCCCATTGCCAGGAGATTCAGATAGCAATAAGGTTGAGTTCAAGATGGAACCAATTGAAAATGGTGTTCAGGAAGGCTCATTTTCAAAATACCGTGACCAGAACCGTGACGATATTCTTGTTGCTCACCAAGTACCACTTTCAAAACTTGGTGGTAGCAGTTCATCATCAATTGCTGACTCACTAGCACAAGACAGAACATTCAAAGAGCAGGTAGCAAGACCAGCACAACGCAATCTTGAAAAGATTCTTAATAAAATTATTCGTGAAAAGACAGATGTTTTAGAATTCAAGTTTAACGAACTTACACTTACTGACGAATTGGCTCAGTCACAGATTCTTACTAACTATGTTAAGAACCAGATTATGGTTCCTAATGAGGCTCGTGAACTTCTTAATCTTCCAGAGCGTGAAGAAAGTGACTCAATGATTCAGCCTACTGCTCGCCAAGCAGCAGACTCAAACGCTAACAATGCAGGGAACAGAGAGCGTGATGCCCAACGCCAACAAGCACAGGCTGACAACACAGCAACAACTGCAGGTAGGAATGCTCAAGGCGAGGGGAGACGCTCCTCTTAAAAAGTGGTATAATAACAATTCCATAACACTTTTATAAAAAGGGGCTATAATTAATACTATGAGTATTCAGAAAGCACATTTTGACATTGACGGAAATAATGTTCGTATTTCTATGCCTCTCACAAAGATAGATGCAGAACGTAGAATTGTATCTGGATTTGCCACGCTTGATAATATTGACAAGCAAAACGATATCGTTACCCCAGAAGCATCCGTATCAGCCTTCTCTAAGTTCCGTGGTAACATCCGTGAAATGCACCAGCCAAAAGCAGTAGGCAAGATGGTAGCATTTAAGGAAGATAAATATTTTGACCCAGAAACAAAGAAGTTTTATCAGGGTGTATATGTATCTGCTTATGTTTCAAAAGGTGCACAAGACACTTGGGAAAAGGTTTTAGATGGCACACTTACTGGATTCTCTATTGGTGGCAAGATGAACAAGTGGGATGATGGCTATGACGAAAAAAGCGATTCCGCTATTAGAATTATTAAAGACTATGACTTGGTTGAGTTATCCCTTGTTGATAGTCCAGCAAATCAGTTTGCAAACATCCTATCTGTTGAAAAAGTAAACGGTGTTAATACTATTACAGGCGAGGGTACCGATGCAGTTCTAGAAAATGTATTCTGGGACAAAGAATCAGGATTGGTAACAATCACAGAAGAAGAATCTGCAACTAGCCCAGTTACTGGTGCAAGTATGCAGAATATAGGTTTTGTTGAGAAGTCAGATGCTGACAAACTTAACATGATAAAGTTCTTAGTAGATAGTGCTAAAGGCATTAATACTTCTAAGACTATTAAAAAGGAGAATGATAACATGACCGATGAAAACGTAAACGTTGAATCAGTAGATGTCGTTCCAGAGGCAGAAGTTGTAGTTGACACTCCTGCTACAGAAGAAGTTGTTGAAGAGGCTCTAGTAGCCGAGCCAGCACATGTAGAAGAAGTTGTAGAAGATGTTGTTCCAGGTTCAGAGGAAGTAATTGCTAAGGCAGTTACAGAACTAGGCACAACAGTTACAACAGCCTTTAGCGACATTGCAGCAATCGTAAAGTCACTAGCAGATGCAAATGCATCACTAGTAGCAGAAGTTGCTGAACTAAAGAAGTCAGTTGGATTTGTAACCGCACAGGTTGCAGATGCAGAAACAGGCTTTGGCAATCTTGGAAAGCGTATCGATGCTGTTGAAGCAGACACCGCTTTCCGCAAGTCTGGTGACCTCGGTGAGGTCATTCAGGAACCAGTACTGGTGGAAAAATCAGTATGGGGCGGAAGTTTCCTCACAACATCCGATTTACTAAAATAAACTCACTTAGGAGGTGAAAAATAAAATGTCAGAAGAAATTATCAAAAATATGCCTTCAGGTGCGTCTCCAGTTTCTGGATACCCAAATGCTGAAGGTGCTTTCGGTACATCAGCAAGCGTTTCGTCAGGTACAGGCTCTTTCTCAGAGCACGGTACTTACATGGGTAACAGCCCAACCGCTAACTTTGGTGTAACAACAGGTCAGAATGGAGTCAATCCATCTGCCACTGCAAGTCCGACTTACCCAGGTACTGGTATCCTACGCCCTGAACAGGCAAGACGATTTATCGATTATGTTTGGGACGCAACCACACTTGCAAAAGACGGTCGCAGAGTTACAATGAGAGCAAACACAATGGAATTGGAGAAGATTAACGTGGGAGACCGTGTTATTCGTGCTGCAAGCCAGGGTGTTTCAACTTATACCAATACTGGTGCTACCTTCTCTAAGGTTGAACTAACTACCAAGAAGATTCGTCTAGACTGGGAAGTCTCCGCAGAGTCACTCGAAGATAACATCGAGGGTGCTGCTCTAGAAGACCACTTAGTTCGTCTAATGACTAATGCTTTCGGTAACGACATCGAAGACCTAGCCATCAATGGTGACGGTTCAACAGGTTCGTTCCTAAGCATTATGAATGGATTCATTAACTTGGAAAAGACTAGTCCAAACACAACTGGAAACAACCTTGGAAGTGCACACGAAGTTATCAACTCAACTCTAGTTGGGTCTAACGTAGCGTTCACTGATTGGACAACTGAAAGAATGCAAGCACTTATCTTGGCTATGCCTCGTAGATACCGTGCTATCACTAACGGACTAAAGTTCTATGCTGGTACAGATACATTTGCCAACATTGTTAAGAACAATGGTACAGTTATTGCTAACATCGGTTCTACCGAAGGTTCTCGTGGAGAGTTCCTAGGTGGTGCAAACCAGACTTTTGGAGAAGCACGTCAGACTCGTGTTCTAGGTGTACCTGTTCTTGAAGTTCCTTACTACCCTGCAGGATTCGTTGATTTAACGTTCCCACAGAACCGTATTTGGGGCTTCCAGAGAGATATCACTGTGAACCGTTTCTACGTTCCTAAGAAGGATACAGTAGAATATACTGTCTTCGTTCGTTTCGGGCTTGCCTGGGAAGAACTAGATGCAGTAGCATTCGCAGACGCAACAACAGACTAATCTCTGTTTAGTGTTACACTTGAATGGGGGTAGGGATTAATTTCTCTACCCCCTTTCTATATTTATCTGGTATAATTAAAATAAATCTAAGGAGGATTTATCATGGCTGAAATAAAAAACACACCTATCTCAAAACCTATTATTGAAGATGCAGTTGCAGAAACAGTAGTAGAAGTAGTTGAGGAAAAGGTTATTGTAACACCAGAATCTAAGAAAGACGTTCCTACATTGGGATTCAATGCAGATGGCGTAATGGGTTCAACAACTACAAATGCTGAAAAAGCAAAGGTAGAAAAGAAAGAAGTTGTAGTAGATTCAGCAACAACAAAAGTTGCACTATTTTCAACACGCAACGTATATGCAGACGGCTTTGGAAAGATTAATGTTGGTTACAACATCGTTCCAAAAAGGTATGTAGACTTTTGGGTAGCACAAAAAGGCGTTCGCCTATGCACTCCAGAAGAAGTGGCGGAGGCATTTGCCTAAATGGAAGTCTTGAGGGTTCCGCCATATCCAATTACAACTAAGTGGGATGTGCCAGCAGCAAATACTGCATATTCTGTTTATGTAGAGGATTTGGTGGACCACTCATATGAAACATCAACACTTACGTCAGATGCAAATAAGCAAGTATCATATGTTTTGCCACGCTCAAAAATACAGTTTGACCGTGAGTTTTTGTTTAAAGTAACTGACTCAAGTGGGGAAGTTGTTGTAGATGATAACCTAAGCATTTATCGTCCATATGTTAATCCAAATATTTTAGCAACAACTATAGATGAAATTGCCGAGTATAAAAAATGGGAAATTATTGCAAGGTCAATTATGGATGGTTACATTTTAGACCATTCTGCAAACGGAGATGCTTTTTATAATCACAAATTAGTCATTATAAAAGAAGGACAGGGCGGAGACTACTTTCCAATTTGGCATAATGTCAATAAAGTTTTAAAAGTATATGAGAACAATGTTCTTATTTATAATGGAGAAGATGTTGCTATTACCATTGCAACACAAACTCCAACAATATCATCTGGAACTGTAACCCTAACTACCGCCATTGCTCACGGATACGAAGTTGGAGACGTAGTAACTATCTCTACAGTTATTCCAACAGGATATCGTGGCATGTTCACTATTACAGCAGTTCCAACAACTACATCTTTTAGTTTTGCAAACTCAACAACAGGAAACATCTCTACTGCAGGAACAGTTCTTAGAACCTGGGAATACGAATACAAGACATTGTTAGACAATTCTGCCATTGCTAGAGTAGAGGCAAACGGAATATACAATAGAAATGAATCAACACCACTAAGACTCCCAGTGGCATCTGGAGACCTTGGGGTATATTCTGGAGCAAGAAATGGATATGTTGCTTTTACAGAAGGATTTGACTATACTTTTATCCTGGATGCTGGATATAAAACTATTCCGCCAGATGTAGAAAGGGCTGCAACAATCCTTATTGAAGAACTAAAATGCGGAACAAATGACTACTACAAACGATTTGTTACACAGTATAGTACAGACCAATTTGATATTAAATTTGCTCCACAATTTTTGGAGGGAACTGGCAATATGCTTGTTGATAAGATTCTTAACAACTATAAGGGTAATGTATTCAAGCCAGCAATACTATAATGATATGCGAAACTACAGATTTTACATACCCACTACTTGCTGATATTTACTATCCTATTGTAGAAACAGGTGGTTATGGAAATACAAAAAAGACATGGGTTCTAGATAGAACAATTGCATGTTTCTTTAATCCAGCAGGAAGAAAAACTAAGCAAGACGTAAATTCAGAAAATAAACTTGAATTAGATAATTTGCTTATTGGTAGAGTTAGAAATGATTTAACCGCAAGTTCTAATGATTCATATTCTATTACCAATATTATTATTGCTAATATTAGAGATAAGTCTGGTAATTTTATTTATAATGAGTCTTCTGGTATTAGAAAAGGGAAATCTACAGTATTTGAAATTGCATCCCTTAATCCAGTTGTTGGACCATTTGGAATGGTTGAATACTACAAAGTTTTAGTTAGACGTTCTGAAAACCAGGCGGCAGACCTATGATATCTATAAAATTTGATGATAAAATATTTTTTAAAGATTTAATGAATATAACAGGATATTCAGAAGGTTTTCTTCAGGGTGCAGTATTAGGTAATAAAAAACTTTCGGATGGTGTCGCTAATAGTGCTGTAGAAATATTTAAAAACTTTGTTGACCAGCAAGCCAGGGTAGACCAACAAATGTATCATCACATATATGAATGGTATCAGGTTGGTAATCCTGGAGCAAGACTATTTGATATAAATTATATAGTTCGTGAGGGGGGGATTTCTTTTAATGGTACTTTTACTCAATCTATTAGTGTTAGTAATGGTTCTAATCAACCATTTTATGACAAAGCAAAAATTATGGAAAGAGGATTGCCAGTAACCATATCACCTACAAATGCAAGTGTTCTTACGTTTAATGTAGATGGGGAACAAGTTTTTACGCCAAATGCAGTAACAATAGAACATCCAGGTGGTACTCACGTCATGGGTTCGTTTGAACGTCTATTTGATTTATTTTTTAAAGAACACTTTAGGCAATCTGTTTTAGACCTAACAGGAATAACTCAACATCTCAGTAATGCTAAAGCATATAAAGATAATTTTAAGGCTGGTAAAACTGGAGGTAAAGCAAAAGGTATTGAAGTAGGGTATAATTGGATTGCAAAGGCAGGTGATTTAAGTGTCTAAAACATCAATTTTAAATACCCCAGTATTGTGGGTAAACGCTTATCTTCAAGAAAAATTAGAAGGATTGGGCTTTGAAACAATGCCATTCTTTCCTTCGGTGCCATCTACTCTAAATGATTTAACAGAATATTTTCCAACAAGCGGAGTTATGGCAACATACGACCGCATGATTAGAATGCGAAGAAATCCATTTCCACATGTTAAATGTGAACAAGTCCTTTATTATTTTTATGCTACTGCTGAAAATTCTGTAGTAAATATGGTAAAAGTAACTGAGCAAACGCTAAGACTTATGGACCGTGAAGATGAAACAGCAGAAGAGATTAATAAATGGTGCCTACAAAAAGGGCAGTTATTTGTTGAAAATGAAATCCTTCAACCAAATTTTAAGTTTCATTATTTCAAGGTATTTCAACTACAAGAAACTAGAGATATTGTTAACTTTGGAACCGCAAGGACTTATGCTGGCAATAAAATCATTATTTACTATGATTATCATTTATTAGAACAACCATAAAAGGCTGTTATAATTATATAGAGGAAACACAAGCCCATATATTTTTTAAAAGAAAAAGAGGTGAAAAAAATATGGCAAATGCAAATTATACAAGAGGTACATCTAGCAATATCGTAGTTGGTGCCGCAGCATTGTTCGTTTCAAGAACAGCAGGTGCAATTGGAGATTCAGTAACAAACAGTCTTCCAAAAACAGTTACTGGAGAATCTTACAAGCAGACTTTGAGCAACCGCTACGACTCTTTGGTAAGAAATGTTGGATATACTGGAAACGGTCTAGACCTAACATTTACACCAACATTTGGAGACGTTCAGGTTGACCAACTTCTAGACACAGCACGTCTGTTCAAGTCTGGAATGACAGTAACAATGAAAACTTCTCTAGCAGAAGGAACTCTAGAAAACTTATTGATGGCAATTACTCAGAAGTATGCTACAACTGGGAATGCAACAGTAATCCCTACATGGTCAGACACTGGTCTATCAACTCCTCCAACAACAACTGGAGCAGTTACTGGTGTTGCAAACAATGACAGCGGATACATCGATATCGTTTCTGGTAACCTAGGAGAATATCCAGTAGAGCGTGGAATTATTGCTGTTGGTGCAGCCCCAGAAGGTGCAACACTAACAACAGATAATCACGAGCGTATCTACATTGCTTACAAGGCTGTTTCGGTTCAAAACGTAACAGTTTCTGCAAAGCGTGATTCTGCAACTATGTTTGACGTTGAATTCCGTCTACTACCAGACTCAAATGGTGCGTATGGAAAGATTGTTGACCGTAGTTACTAAAACTAAATAACAACTTAATACTGATGAGACTGCCCTAGGGATTCCTGGGGCAGTTTCTTTTGGTATAATAGACTATGCCTACAAAAATATATGATATGAATCATGTTTATACAATCTATGGAAAACAGATAGAGATATCTCCACTTAAAATAAAGTATATGAGACAATTTATGGAAGAATTCAATTTAGTAAAAAATGCAAAAGATGAGCATGAAATTGTTGAAATTCTTACAAAAGCCGCCACTGTGTCAATGAAACAGTTTTATCCAGAAATTGATACTATAGATAAATTTGAAGACACATTTGATTTAAAAACTATGTACAAAATTGTGGAGTATGCTGGTGGAATTAAGATGGATAGCGAAGAATCAGATGAAGTTCAAGAAGAACAAAAACAAGTAAATGAAGAGTCATCTTCTAAGTCTGGATGGGATGATTTAGATTTAAATAAATTAGAATCTGAGGCTTTTCTTTTAGGTATTTGGAAGAACTATGATGAACTAGAATCTTCTATATGTTTGGCAGAATTAATGTCAATCCTTGAGCAAAAAAGAGAGATGGAGTATCAGGATAAAAAATTTACCGCATCTCTTAAAGGAATTGATTTAGATGAAGCAAGTGGCAAGCAAGAAGAGGACCCCTGGGAAGCCATGAAAGCAAGGGTAGCCGCAAAAGCAAGCGGTATCGGTAGTGGAAATCCAAATGATATTACAGCCCTACAAGGAGTCAAAGCCCAGCAAGCAGGATTTGGAATTGGTCACGGATTAGGTTACGAAGTTGTAAACGACATTGCTTAATTATGTTATAATTTATTTATGACCTTATAAGGAGGACAAATGACAACAACTATTAATGAAGAGAAGACAATTACTCTTATTGATGGAACAACTGTTGACATCAGACCATTAAAGATTTCTCTTCTTCGTGATTTTATGAAAAAGTTTGATGAAATCTCAAAAGTTGCTGATGACAATGACAAGTCAATGAACTTGCTAATGGAGTGTGTACAAATCGCTCTTAAGCAGTATAAGCCAGAAATTGCAACAGACCTTAAGGCACTAGAAGACCTTCTAGACTTACCGACTGTCTACAAAATTGTGGAAGAAGCATCTGGCATTAAATTAGGAGATTCCGCCCTCGGTGGTCTCATCTAATACAAATAAATAAAGAGGTGTTAATGGATGGCTGATGATATCCAATCCAATATTAGAATTAATATTGATACTGCTTCCGCAATGGACAGTATCAGATTACTTCAAAATCAAATCTCAGCCTTCCATACACAAATGGCAAAGATGGGGGCAGCGTCCGCTGCTGACTCCAGGAACTTACAACAAAATCTTATAAACTCAATTAACTCTACTGGTGCATTTAGTGCAAGTATGGTTAAGGTTAGAACTACTGCCGAACAATTCACCCACTCCCTCGAAAAGAACAAACTCACAATGGGTGAGTATTTTAGATATGCTGGTGGAGCATCTAAAACATTTAGTAAATTATTTAAATCTGAATTTGAAACCATTAACAAGGTTGCTCGTGAAAGAGTAAAAGACCTACAATCACAATATATTAAACTTGGTCGTGATGCTAATGGTGCAATGCAAGCAATCAAGGTTAGACCACTTGCACTTGATATGCAAAATCTTGGAACAAAAACACAGATAGCCGCACAACGTCAACAGTTATTAAATCAACTTTTAAAACAAGGTTCAACAAACCTATTGAACTTTGGTAAGAATACCCAATGGGCTGGTCGCCAGTTGATGGTTGGTTTCACTATCCCACTTTCAATTATGGGTGGGGCTGCAATGAAAGCCTATCAGCAAATTGAAGAAGCCTCTATTAAACTTAAGCGTGTATATGGAGATTTAGGAACAACCACTGCTGAAACAAATAAGATGGTTGAGCAAATAAAGCAACTTGCTTTAGAATACACTAAGTATGGTGTAGCAGTAAAAGATAGTATGGATATGGCTGCATCAGCAGCCGCAACTGGTAAAAAAGGTGCAGACCTACTTGCTCAAGTAAACAGTGCTACAAAACTTTCAGTTCTTGGTGGGGTAGACCAACAGAAGGCTTTGCAAACAACTATATCTTTAACTAATGCTTTCAATATCTCTAGTAAAGACCTTGCAAAAAACATTAACTTCCTGAACGCTGTTGAAAACCAAACAGTTCTTAATATTGATGATATGACAACAGCCATTCCAAAGGCTGCTCCTGTTATTCAACAACTAGGTGGAGATGTCAAAGACCTTGCTTTCTTCCTAACAGCAATGAAAGAAGGTGGTATTAATGCGTCAGAAGGTGCCAACGCACTGAAATCTGGTTTAGCATCTTTAATTAATCCTACTAATACTGCAAGCAAAATGCTTTCTGGATTTGGTATTAACATCAAGGGAATTGTTGAAAAAGATAAAGGTGACCTAAAGAAAACAGTAGTAGATTTTGCTCAAGCATTAGATACTCTAGACCCATTAAATAGAGCAAGAGCAATTGAACAACTATTTGGTAAATTTCAATTTGCTCGTATGTCCACATTGTTTAAAAACGTTATTGCTCAAGGTAGCCAAGCATCCGAGGTATTAAGGTTAGCAGGACAAAGTAGCCTTGAACTAGCCATGCTATCACAAAAAGAATTAAACAAAATTTCAGAATCACCGCTATATAAGTTTCAAAAGGCTATTGCTGATTTTCAAGCACAATTAGCACCTGTTGGTGAACAATTTATGAAGGCTATCACGCCATTAATTAATTTTGGTTCAGAAGTATTAAAAAACTTTAATGGTCTTGGCGAAGGAGTTAAAGGATTTATAGTTAAGTTTGTTGCTGTTGCTGGTATTGTTGGTCCAGTTCTACTTATGTCATTTGGTCTTATTGCTAATGCTGTGGCAAACGTAATTAAGGGTTTTGCCCTTGTTAAAGATATCTTTAATAAAACTGGTAAATCATCTCTAAGTCTTGGTGAACAAGTAAACTATATGACTCAGGAACAAATTAATGCTGCTGCTATCGCATCATCTCTTGACCAAGTTCACTCTAAACTAAAGCAAACATTTACATCCGAAGCGGCAGCAGTAGACATGCTAACAGCAGCCTATGAGCGTTCTGTAGCCGCACAGAGAGGTTTTAATGTTCCAATCACACCTAGAGGACCTATTAGAAAATATGCCACTGGTGGTATTATTTCTGGTCCTGGAACAGGTACTAGTGATTCTATTTTAGCCAAGGTATCTAATGGTGAAGCCATTATTCCTGCTTCGGTAGTAGCAAGAAATCCACATTTTATAAATCAATTAGTATCTGGAAATATTCCTGGATTCAGACAGGGTAAGCCAGGAGAGGTTCCAACATATGCAGAATATGGACTAAGACTTCAAGATGCAAGAGAAAACATGTCTAAAAATGCAAGTCTAATTAGAGACCCTGCACAAATATTAAGTTTTGGTGCACTCCGTATAGGTGAGTCAATGGGAATTAAACCAAGTCAAGCATCAGTTGCTAAGGGGTTATTTGACCCAATCTATGCTAAATATGAAAATATTTTTAAAGTATTTACAAATAAAATAAATTCAGAATTTGAAACAACATTTGCAAATATTCAAAATACAGAAGAAAGAATGCGTCTTGCTAGAATATCTGCTGCAAAATTTGTAGAAAAAGAAGCATTACAATTGGCTACAACAGATGCAGAAAAACTTGCATTATCAAGAACTTTAGGATTATCAGAAGATTTTTATGGAAGCATGCCAACTATGCCAAGACGTGCAGGAGGAAAGTTCTTAGAAAGAGCAAGAAAATCAATATACTCTTTGGGTAGCACTGGTGTTCGTGGATACTTATCTTTAGGTGGAGGTGCAAAAACACTATATGAAAGAATGACTGGACAATCTGGAAAAGACTTCCAATTAGGACATTTTAATGAACCTAAATATCAAAGCATGGAAGCACTTGCCGCAAATCCAAATCTTTCAAATTCTGCAAAAACAGCATTAAAATCAGTTGGTGTTCAAATAAAAACACAAACTGAAGAGTCAATTGTTCAGGGAGTAAAAGATGCTACTAAGCAAGCATCTCCATCAAAAATTGCAGAAGAGTCTGGACAAAATATTGGTAAGGGTGCTATCAAGGGAATTGATGCTAGTGTTTCTCAGGCAGAAAATGCTGGAGAACAAGTTGGTCGTGCAGTAGCAACAGGAGCAAGACGTGTAATAAGTGAGGGTGCTTTTATTACCCCAGCAGGTTCACAGTCACAGAATATACTTATTCCAAATAACACAAATAGAAGAGTAATTGCAGATATGGGTTATGACCCTGTAACTCAGTCATATTATCCAAAAACTGAAACACCTATGACTGGAACAATGTATGGTCCCAACCCAGCAACAAAATTCCAAAAATCACGTCTTGGTAAAATGTCAACTAAATATAACAATTTCTTTACTAGTGCTGGAGTAAATGTTTCAAAGATGGACCCAGGAAAATTTCAAGGAAGAATGTTTGGAACATCTATGGGTCTTGGTATGGCTTCCATGGTTCTTCCAGGAGAAGCAGGACAAATTGCTGGTATGGCATCTATGGTTACTGGTGTTCTTGGAATGTTTAAAAATCTTGGTCCTGTTGTTGGAAGACTTATTCCTTTATTTGGTAAATTGATTCCATATGTAGGTTTAGCAATTACAGCATACGAAGCATTCGATAAAATTATTCTTCCACTTATTAAGAAAAATGCAGATGCATATTCAGCAGTTACAGAAACTTTAAAAATTACTCAAGATAAATTGACAAAAATAAATGATTTCTTTGGAACAGATATTAAACTTACTGGTGTTCGTGCAATGCAAATAACTGGTAGCGACCAGACACAAGCACAAGCATCTATTGCAAAACAATTCCAAGCCAGTGACCAGTTTAAAGAAGTGTATAAACCACAGGCTGAAAAACTAAAGAGCCTATCTGATGTTGAAGTTACAAATGCTTTGAAGGCTCTTGCCGTTGACCTATATGGTCAGGGTATGGAAAAAGAACAGGTTAAAGCAATTATTGATGCCATTAAGAATGAAGCAGGAAAAGAAAAGATAAGCATTTCAGAAAACATATTCTCTCTAAATGACCCAAAGGGTCAGGCAGCATTAAAGCAAAATGCACAGCAAGCAGCAAAAAACTTTACAAAAGAATTTGGAGGTTACTGGTCAAATAATGGAAGTACTATTGCTGACCAGATAACTGGCAAGGGAGAGGGATTCTTAGACACACCAGTATTCCGTGACCAACAGAATCTAGAACAACTAAAAGCAAATGCAGCAACTTTTGGTTCATACCTTAGTGGATTGTCTGGACAATTGCAAACTGGAACAATTAGTACAAAAACATTTAATATCGAGTATGAACAATTAATTGCTATTACAAATAAAATGCCAAATGCAACAGGAATAGAATTTTTTAACGCTGCTCTTGCAAGTTTAGGTCCAGAAGCAGCAAAGGCTGCAGAAGCCATAAAAAACTTAACTTTGGCAGAACAAGAACTGGTTGGAGAAGCAATGCTTAAAGGCGTTACATTAACTCAGGATATTCTAAATACCCTAGAATTCGGTGGAGATAAGCAAAGAATACAACAAGAAAAAAATATTAACAATGCAATTAAAAAACAAGACATAATTAATAGTAAAATAAATGAAAAAAAGAAACAACTTACAGGAATTCAAAACCAAACAGAAGATATTCAAGCACTTGAAGGTAAAATTAATGATAGATATGATAAACGTATTTCTCAAATTGAAAAATTAAAAACATTAAATGAACAAATTGCAAAATCTCAACAAGGACAACTAACGCTTGCAGAAGCATTAAATAGAGGAGATATTGCTGCTGCGGCTACGGCAGCAATAAACATTCAAAACAATGATATTCAGGCTTCTTTGGATAATCAAAAAACAGGTTTAGACGATGCTAGAAAAGCAGAAATAAAACCATTACAAGATAGTCAAGCAGGATTGTCAAATTCTGTTAATGATTTATCTGCAAGCATTGCTGACCTAACATCTCAACTTACAACTAATACACCAGTTCAAGCAGGAACAGCACCAGTTGTTGAAAAAGGATTAAATAAAAAAGATTTTAATGGTTATCTGGATGCTGGATTTAATATTACTATGCAACAATTGGGTGGTATAGGTGATATTTTTAATTCAGAATTTTGGAACAATCCTTTACAATTTATAGCAAATAAACAAAAAGCACAACTGAAATATCTTCCAGGCTATGATGTTGTAGATGGAAAACTAGTTCCTAAAGCAGCAATTGGCGGTCACATTACAGGTCCAGGTAGCGGAACAAGCGACAGTATTCCAGCAATGCTTTCTAATGGAGAATATGTTATTAGAGCAAATGCTGTAAAGACTATTGGTGTAAATACCCTCGATAAATTAAACCAAGCAGATAGGCTAGGGTTTGCCGCTGGCGGTATGGTGGATAAGTTTAAAAAGAAGCCTAAGCCCAAGCCATATACGTTAGATGATTTAGCAAAACCAATAACCAGAGCAGATGACCCAAGATGGTATAATTACTCACACAATTTCTTTGAAAAATCATTGTTTGGATATAATCTTGGTGACGCAAACAAGGGTTGGTATAATGGAAGAGGACCTAGCCACGTTAAGGGACAAAGGTCATTGGTTGACTTTAAAGATGGAACAAATGAAAGTGCGTCTTTTACTTCGGTTGCTGGAACAATAAAATATTACAAAGCCTTGATTGAATCTAGAAGATTAGGTGTCCCATATATTGATAAAATTGCACAAGATAATTATTGGACTGGATTTATTCCTGGTAGAAAAGATTTGTCTGCAAGAAATAATCTTATTGCTAATAAGATGTATGGAAATTATAATGGATTAGATAAAGCAGAAGCAAAAATCTTAGCAAGTGCTATGTCTAGACTTTGGGGACCAGACAAAGTAGCAGAAGGATTTAAAACACTTGGACTAAATACAAATTTACTTACAAAGAAATCAATGTTTACTGATAAGGCTCAGGAAAAAGCCTGGAATTCATATTATACTAATCCTAATGTTGTAAATTTACATCCAACATTATCTCCAAATACTCCAAAATATGCAGATGGAGGTATGGTTCGTCACTTTAAAAATGGTGGCTACAATGGCTATGCAGATGGTGGATATATTGGTCCACGCCCTGCACCACAATGGGATGAAAAGGGTAGGTGGGTTGTAAGTCACGGAGAAAGTTATTGGTCTACAGCAGAAAGCACACTTCCTGGCGGAATGGAAGTTGGTTCTTGGTGGTCAAGAATTCTTAAGTCAAACATTGACCCAGAAACTGGTAAGGAACGTAGACTATACAGAAATTCTAGAATTTGGATTCCAGGAAGTAAAGAGCCATTCCCACCTAAATCTGGTATTCCTAGAATATTCCCTAAGAAAAAGAAACCACTATATACTGGAGGGGGAGCACCAATTTCTCTAATAGAAAATCACATGTATGGTGGAAATGGAATGGGTGGTCTACTTGGAAACATGACTAAACTTTTTGCCAATGGTGGCATGGTCGGATATGCTCCTGGAGGAATGGTAAAAAGAGATACAGGTGCACCTAACCCATTCTTGGACCCTATGGGTTGGCTTCAAGGATTAATTAATGGTACTTATGCTGGTGGTGGAAATCCTAGTGCTTATCTAAATAATACCGCTGCAAAAACAATTAAGACTGGTGCAAAGAATACAAGTCAATTCTATAAAGATTTTATATTTGACCCAACAGACCCAATAGATTATGCTTTTGCTGCTGTGCCTGGGGCGGTAAAGGGAGTAGGTAAAAAAGCAGCACAAGCATTTGGATTCCCTCTAGTATTAAAGACACCCAAAAAAGGTTTAAAGATAACTCCAACACATTTGTTGAATGAGGCAGAAGGAGCAACCCCTGGTGCATATAGAATAATTAATGGAGAAAAGTATTATGTAAAAAGACCAGACACTACTGTTGAAACAACAGGAGAATTCATTGGTTCAACTATTTGGGCTAAATTAGGTTTGGGTGGACCAAAACTTCAAATGCTTAATAGAACAACTGTTGGAAGTAAGATTATTCCAGACCTAATTCCTTCTTCACAAGGATGGTTAAGAAAATATATTAATGATGCACCAAATAAAGTTGAGGGTGCTAACACCCTTGCTAAAGCGTTAAGAAAATATATTGATGAAGCATTACCAACAAATGCACTTTTAGGTAATAGTGATACTCATGGAATGAATATTTTGTTTAATAAAAAAACAAAAAGATTTGAAAATATTGATTTAGGAATTACATCATTAACTGCAGAAGGACAAGATTCTGTAGACTATCTATTTACTAAAGAACTTGCACAAAGAACATCAAGCATTGTAGAAGCCATGAAATCTTCAGGATTTAATTTACGTCAAACAAATGACATTCTTAAAAAGAATGGACTTTCTGAAATAAGTGCAGCAGATTTTAAAGATGCATATTTTTTTGGAGGATTCCAATCATCTAAATTTACAGATAGTCTAACACATAAAAAGAGTCTTACACCACAAATAAATAAAATAGCAAACATGTTAGGTTTTGATTTAAAAAAGAGTGGATTAGACCCTATCAATATTGCTGCAATTAATGCTAAAACAAATCCTCTTATTCAGGATATGATTAAAAATAATCCAGAACTAGCAAAATTTATGAATCTGACAGCAAAAACTGGAGATATGCAATCTGGTATGACTGGTGGTTTGAGAGACTTATTCTATAGACTTCAAAATGCATCAAAAAATCCAATGCAAAAATTTGCCAATGGTGGTTTGGTTGGATACAAAGATGGTGGTAAACCTAAGCCTAAGCCTAGAGACCCTGGAGGTTTAGATGCTTATGGCAAATGGCATCCATCAAGTTTCTTTGACGAGCCTTGGAATAATGGTGAATGGCTAAAAATAGAAGACCCTGTAGTAAGAAGACAACGATGGGCTTTGGCACACGATGACTCTGGTCTTATGGAATTTGGAAGAACTGCCGCATATTTTACTCCAGGTATTGGTGCTGGAATGCTTGCAGGAGATTCTGCTACCGCTTTTGGTCAAGGTGATGTTGGCGGAGGTATTCTAAATGCACTTCTTGCACCACTTGGAGCCTTTGGTGGTTCTTTAGCAAAATTTGCTGGAAAAGGTTTGGGAGTAGTAGGTAATTTTCTTAAAACAGGTTTGGGTATTCGTGGTGGTAAAAATGCTTTGGCGGCTTTGGGAACTTGGGCGGATAAATTCTATGAATCAGGTGTTGGTATGGTTAGTGGAACACAGGGAATTGCCAGCAAGGTTAAAAAACTTACACCAACATTAGGGTTTAATCTTTCCAATGACGCACTGCACAACATGCTTAAGGATAACTTCTATGGCAACATGAGAGTTCCTGGTATTAGAAGTTCTACCTCAGATAGTCTAATGAACAGAATAGCAGTTGAACAAAACATGATGGGTATTCCTGCAAATGCTACTTCAAAGCAAACACCAGCATACGGATTCCTGACAACAAAAGAAGACATGCTTATGACCGAAGGTTCTATTTGGAATCGTGGTAAGCAAACTCCTTCTCAACAGGCAATCAATAATTTTAATCAACTTGTAAATCCGTTTAGTAGATACGTTCAGAGATATGGAGACAACACCATAAAACTAAAGCCTAGCACTTTGGGTAAGGCAACAGTTTCTATGGGAGATAGTCTTTCAATTTGGGACCAAGCACTCAGACTAGGACAAAGAAATCCAGGTGTGCAAAAATTATCATCAATATTCTCAACATACCCAACAATGCACGGACTTCTTGAATCTACTCAAAATATTATGCGTAAAGAAATTCCTGGTATCAAGACTCCAGCAAGTTTCCCATATATTGAGGCACATCTTCCTGGAGGATTTACTGTAAAAGATATAGAATCCATTATGCTAAATCCTACTGATAGATTTGGACCACAGGCTGTAGAAAAAATTGCAGCAGATTTGGCAGAACGAAAGGCTGCATTGAAAGCGTTACTTGATTCGTTGGGTATTAAGGGAATAGGCATTACAGTAAATCCTGGTAAACAGTTTATTGATTCGGTGCTTCCTTCTAAAGATTCTAAAGCACCTATGAAAAATCTTTTTGGTAGACTCTTCCCAAATAGATATGCCACTGGTGGATTTGTTATGCCTAATCCAGAACCTGCTCCTACACAATATGCTAATGGTGGAATGGTTCTTAATGGTAAATTCTTTGGAGGATTTTCTCGTGGAGGAATGGTTCCTTCATACCTTGCCCAAGGTGGATATGCAAATGGTGGATTTGCTATGGGAACAGATACAGTTCCTGCTATGCTTACTCCAGGAGAATTTGTTATTAAGAAGTCAGCGGTGGATAGAATTGGTTCAGGAACTCTTAACAAGATTAATGGATATGCAGATGGTGGACTTGTGGGCGGAGTATCAGCGGTAGCAGGAGATTCAGTGTATAATAGTAACACATATGAAATAAACGTCAATGTAAGTTCTAATTCAAACCCAGACCAGATAGCAAATGCGGTAATGACTAAGATTAGACAGATTGACAATGGAAGAATAAGAGGATTGAACGGATGACCAATTCAACATACATGAATGCTAGAAAGCAGTATGCTAGACCACAGGCTATTCTTTTTTCCGAGGACGCAGGAGAACTATCTGGTGGCTCATATGTTCCTTCTGGATATGAAATTAATAATTCTTTAAATGACACTGGTAGTTTTATAGTTTTGTCAGACCACAGCAGAAGTTCCCTTGATTTTGGAGTACAAAGAATTGAAAATCGTCAACGTATGGTTAATGGTCGTATGCGTTCTTACTGGATTGCAGACAAAAGAACATTGTCAGTATCTTGGGATATGTTGCCATCAAGGTCATTCAGTGCTGACCCAAATATAGATACAACAACAGGTCTTCCAACCAGCCTTGTAGATAAAAACACGGTAGATGGGGGTGCTGGCGGTGTTGAACTGTTGGATTGGTATGAAAAACATTATGGAACTTTTTATGTTTTCTTAGCGTACGATAAGTTTAATGAGTTTGGCAGAAATGATGCTGCTTATACGCATTTGGCTCAATATCAAGAAGTTTTAGAAATGTATATTACAGATTTTACTTGGAGTGTTCAAAAACGTGGGGGTACTAACTTTGACATGTGGAACATCTCTATGACGCTGGAGGAAGCATAGTGTATACCAATACCGCTTTAACAAATCATCTGCAAGAATCGGCATCCATTGAAACAAAAAGCAAAGTACTTGCCGAATGGAATTTAAATATTTTTGAAAATATTAAATCAATTGGTAACTATAAAAATAGACCAACTTCTGGTAGTCCTGCAAACACTCTTCCAAATACTTGGGTATTTGAAGACGAAAACACTTTAGTTGCAAATAGAACTTGGTATGGTTTTACAGATTACGATACTACAATCGATGGTGGCTATACAAATGAAAGTGCAACACCAGTAAATTTTTTGTCATCAAACGAAAGACAAAAAAACTTAATGTCTTTAGAAGATTGTTTCAAAAAATTTAGACCACGTTCTGGAATTAATAAATTAAGGGGAAGGGAAAATGGAAAATACATCTTGCCAGCATATTCAAGCAGTATCTTTGCAAGACCAAGATATTATCCAGCAGGTAAAAATGACAATTTTAAATATTGGTCATCATTTAGAACTAGTGGAAATATTGATTTTGGTATTTCAACATCCGACAGTCCTTCTCTAATCCAAGACGCAGCACCTTTTGTAGTTTATAAAAATCAAATTCCAACAAATAAAGTTGTTATAAAACTTCAGACAAATGTGAGTACTATTGATAGTGGGGCATTGATTAGTCCTGCTAGTCCTACAAACAAAGACCCATTTTTTATTAACTCTACCGTTAATTATAAATCTACCCCACTGTCCTGGAAAGTTCAAAAATTAAATAGCAGTAATACTTGGGTAGACATTTATTCTACAACTTCAGACCAGTTTACTTTAGATGCTGGTTGGGACGGATACTTTGAACTTTCTTACGGATTAACAAATTCAGAAATTCTTACAACCTATAAAGATAAATTTTTACTGCTTGGGACACTGGCTTCAACATCCTCACTACCGAGCATGACTGGAGAAACTTTTGCTGGACAATCATACTTAGTTAAATCATCAAACACGGACAAAGGAACTATTTATATTCATAATGGTGGAACAAGTTTGACAACCTTGAGTAATTATGTTGCAATAACTCCAACTTATGGGTGGTATAGAAGCGAAGATTCAATATCAAATGCTCAATTGTTTCTAAAAGAATTAGACAAAAGTTTGACACCAAGTTATACAGAAAATGATATTTTAACATACAGAGAGTTTGAATATGTAAATGGTTTAAGAATTGTTGTAACTAGCATGAAAAATAAAAGAACAATATTTGACCTCATAGAACTTTCTCCAAGATTGGCGGTAGACTTAACAGATGTAACATCTTCATTCTCATTAAAAAAATATGCATCAGACTTAGGGGTAAGTTCTCTACCAGTAGGACAACTACTAGCATCTAACGGAGAATTGTCTATCTTTGACTACAACGCAGTATTTAATCAAAATAATGAAAACAGTTTATTAAATACCTATAGTGGAAATGACTTGCAATTTAGTTTTGTTACCAAAAATTTGCAATTAAAATTCTATGAAACCATATCTAAAGTAAAACAAACAGACAATAGTTATAAAGACTATCATGTTCCTTTAAAAACAATGTATGCAGATGGTTTTCCTCAATATGATGACTCTAACAGAAATTTAAAAATAACATTAAGAGATTTTGTATTTCAACTTGAATCTCAAATAGCCCCAGAAATATTTTTAACAAATGCCTCAACAAGTTATATTATTGCAACATTATTAGACTCAATTGGTTTTTCTAATTATTCATTTAAAAGATTAAATGATGAGCAAGATACCGTTATTCCTAATTTCTTTATTTCACCAAACAAAACAGTTATGCAGGTTCTGCAGGACATTGCCATTGCAACACAAACAACCATGTTCTTTGACGAGTCAAACAACTTTATCGTTATGAGCAAAAAATATTTAGTACCAGACAGCCCAGCAGATAGAGACTATAATACTACAATTTACGGTTTTGACACTGGTACCAAAAAAACAAATATTATAAACATATCATCACAATCAAATGATATTTATAATGATGGAAAAATAACTTATTATAATCGTTATATTAAAAAACAATCAAATCAAGTATCATCGGAAAGTTTATTAGATAAAGAAAAATACTTATCTTATGAGCAGGTAGTTTTGTGGTCAATAAATGATAGACAAGAAAAAATAATTAAATCTCCAAATGGAGAAGACATAACTGCAAATGGATATGTTTTAACTGCAATGCCATTGGCATCAAAATTAACAACGTCAATACCAAAAGTTGTTAATCAAGAAATTAAATATAATGAAATAGATTTTGGAGATAATGTTTATTGGATGGCTAGACCAAGCGGATATCTTTATGCAAATGGAGAAATTATTAGATATGATGCCATACAATATAGTGCTGGAAATCAAAAAGTATGGATTCAAAATGATAACGACTACATCAAATACTATTCTGAGTTATCTCTTAATCAAAAAATGTATCCTACTGGAATAATTAGAATCTATGCAGAACCAAAATATAACTCTGACGGAACATATGTAGAAAATACAATTGCAAAACATGGTCGTGGACAATTTGGCACAACTATTACAGACCATACAGCAACTGAAAAAGAATTAGATTATAATTGGAAAAACCCTATAGAACCATTAGTTACAGATTGGCAATATCTTTTTAATTCCAAAACATCTTCAACAATTACAAATGATATAGTTGCTAATAAAACAAATTTAAAAAATACTAAAATGAAGCCACCAAAAACAACAATTAAAAACTTTTTAAGTTTACCAAAATACAACGTAAACACAAAAAATTATGAGCATTCGGGTTCTTTACAAGCATCTGCACTTTTATTGTCTGGACCAAATTTTTCAGTTAAATCTAACAATGGTCCATCAATAAATTATGTAAAAAAAGATTTGGGAACAACTGTAGCCTATGATATATTTGGCACTACACTAAGGTTGCTAGGTACACCACAAGAAACTGATGAAAAAGGAAACAAATTAGATAAACAAAAACTTTCTGGAAGTTATCCACTATACACTTCTACAAATCTAAGTGGTCCAGTTAATGGAGAATCTGGAGGAATTGGAATATTAACAAACACCTCTGGTGAAGGATACTACTACGAAATAGTTGCTTTAAATTATGCAGATACTAAAAATTTTATAATCACAGATTCTATAGATACAAAAACAATTCTTTTTTATAGACTAAACCTTGTAGGTGGTATATTAAAACCAACAGTTCTTTATTCAGGATTTCAAAATATTTTAGTTGATTCTGGCAAGTTTGCTTCTAAAGTAAAAAAGTTGCAAGACTCAACAGAAGATTCAATTTATGATTTAGGAATTAAAGTTAATAAAATAAATAATAAAGATTGGAGAGTATCTCTTTATTTTAATGGTGGACTTCTTGGAACTGTTCAAGATAAGGAACCAGTAACAAACGGAATATCTCAAAACATATCTTTGTTTACAAGAGGTTCTTCTCAAGTAATGTTTAACAATGTTTATGCTATAAAAACTTTAAAGAAAAAGCCAGCGGCATCAGAAGTTAAAGCATCTTCAGAAATTTTTAATGGCGACAAAACTTCAAATTTAAGTTATAGCCAATATTCTGTAAACTCCCTAGTAAGAACAGGATTTTTATCTAGTCTATCCCCTTCTGAAATTCCTGAGAATAGCATTTACTACGAAGAGTTTGGAACAATTATGAGAGAGTGTGCATATCTTAACGTTAAATTTGATAAAGCATATCCAGCATTACGTTCTAAAATAGCACCGCAACCAGCAGCACTTGCACAATACTTAATTGCTGGATATAACAGCACACCCTATCGTGCAGAATTTTTAGTTTTTAATACTTCTGACTTTGCTTTGGGGTTAGGTAACGGAGATAGTATTGACACAACTTTAAACATTGTTGGAGTTGCCTATACAGAAGAAATTGCAAGAGAATTAACGGTAGATGGATTTTACACTAATCGTAGTAATTTTTCTTCAAACAGTGATTATACTTCGCAGGTATATAAAAATACATACACAGATATTAAAAATAATAGAGTTACATATGGCAATAAAGCCTTTGCAATTGATTCTCCGTATATTCAAAGTGAAGATACTGCAAAAGAATTAATGGAATATATAATTACTAGAATATCTAAACCTAGAAAAGCAGTTGCTGTTGAAATATTTGGTATGCCAATTATTCAATTAGGTGATTTAGTTAAGTTTTCTTATGACACAAACAAAACTTTGCCTAACACTGTAACCGACAACAACTTTGTTGTGTATGCTATTGAGCATCAAACAGCAGAAACTGGTCCTTCAACAATTATATATTTAAGTGAGGTATCATAATGCCAGAATGGGAAAATTGGGGAGTCGACACAACAGAAGTTCCACCATCAATTAAAGCACCAAAACCATCAAAATATGTAAACACACCCTATGGTCCTGTTCTAAGAACACAACTGGGTCGTGGACCAACATTTTCTCCAGCAACTGCAAGTCAATTTGCTCCTGGACAGATTGTTGGTGGTTACATAGATAGCGTAACTCTTCGATGTGTTCCAATAATTCCAAACCCAATTGTAACTTCAGCCACTACTACTACTAGCACTACCACAACTACCACAACTGCGGTTTCTACAAAAACAGCAGACACATCAATATTTACATACGCATTCTTTGACGGACAACCAGACTATGCAATTGAAGCAGCCCTTAGCCTTAAAAGTTTGACTGGAAATGAAATTTTACAGGTTGCTCATAGACAAAATTTTTATACAAATAATGCTGTGTTAAACAACAATATTTTAGACATTGTTGATTCTAAAAATTTTTATTTACCAACAGAAATAATTAAATTACAAAAAGGAAATTTCTCATATTTTCAAAATAATCTTACATCTTATAGTGCTTTATTGACAAATTCTGTGGTAACGGTAAGCATTCCAATTTCTGAAACAGAGCAATCGTATAAACTTCAAGTGGAGACTTTTGCACCAAATTACGTTAAAAATGATACAATATATTAGGAGATTATTATGATTACAAATACTGGAAAACAAATTATTGGTAAGTACCTAGTTGGACAAACAGACTCGTACGCCTCATATTTGGCTATTGGTTGTGGACCAAAACCTCTTGCTTCGGGCGGAGTATTTGGAGATTATTCTACAAAAACATCCCTTGACTTTGAGACACTCAGGGTTCCAATTATTTCTAGAAGTGTATTAACAGATTCTGGAACAACCAAGATAGTACTTACAGCAGAACTTCCAACAGAAGAAAGATATGAAATAACAGAAATTGGGGTATACCCTTCTGAAAATAATCCAAAACCCACTGGATTAGATAGTCAGTCATTAATATTTTTTGATTCTAATGAACTTTGGGAGTCTCATGTATCATCAACAATAGTTCCTGTTCCTCTGTACCTTACTGGTATTTTTAATAGTTCATCAAATGCAATTACTATAGGCGATAAAGTATTTTATACAAATTCAAATAATGGATTATTTGATAACTTAGAAAATCCAGATAGACTTACTAGACACGAAAGACCAAGGTTCTTTGATAGAACAATTTTTGTTAGGGGAGATTCTTCTATTCTTGCAGTAAGTGGCACAGACCTAAGCATCACTTCAGGAGACCACATACATTTAGCAACACAAACAATAGATTTAACTAAAAACTCATCAGAGGATGAAATTCGGTTGGCGTTTACTGTAATAAACAGAGGCGGTATTGGGAGCACACACGTTCCAAGCAATGTTAAAATACTTGTTCAATTTGCAAATACTGACGGTGCTAGTCCACAATACGCAAGTTTTGTTGTTAATTTAGATAATGGGGTATCTGCTGGTCAATGGGATTTTACAAATAATAGATATGTTGTAGTTAAGAAAAAAATAAATGAACTATTTAAAACAGGAACATTTTCTTGGGATAAAGTTACTACTATTAAAATTTATGTTTCGGTAACTGGAACTTCTCCAGCAACAGCAGGAGATTTTTATGTAGCACTAGACGCATTAAGGTTAGAAAATGTTTCATCATTTAGCAACGTATATGGTCTTACAGCATACACGGTTATGAAAACCTCAGACTCTTTGCCAATTTTAAAATCAGACAACACTTCAAGTTTTATTGAATTTAGTTATATGGTGGATGTTTTATAATGGCTGATAATATTGTTACAAGTAGTTTTAATATATTTGACAATTCTGTTGCAGTTATTAAAAACAGTTCTTCTAACTTAGACTATTTTTTTAAATATAGATTAGTAACAGGTGAAGGTGAAGCCCTTACACAATGGTCTGGAGTGAATCAGGTAACGCAAGGAAGTATTGCTAATGTTCTAACTGGTTTTTCTCCATCAATTTCTGCAAGTTCTGTAGAGTCTGGTGGCGTTGGCATGAATGTAAAATGGACCACCCCCAACTCTTTTCCAACTAATAAATTTGACATATACTTTAGTTGGTCTTACAACAATGGAGGAGCGTACACAAGTTTTACATATGAAGATACGGTTACATCAAATAACTATTATATTGATACTCCATTTGTGCCTATTGGCGTTCAAACACCAACTGGAACTACAAACATAACATTTACAACAGTAGTTACTCATGGCATTACTTCTGGGCAGCGAGTTGTTCTTTCTGGAATAACTCCTAGTGGATATAATGGAACTTGGGTTGCCCAGTCTGGAACAACTGGTTCAACACTTGTTTTAAATATGGGTTCTAATCCAGGACCAATAACAACTGCTGGAAAGACTAACAAGATTGCTAATTTTGTTAAGGTTGCTGTTACAGTACCAACAAATATAAAAGTTGTAAATACTAATGCTTTGCTAATTCAATCAGATGCTATCTCAACATTACCAATCTTAGACTCTGGTTTGGTGGTATAATAATACTATGACATTACAAAAACCAGGCTCAAACACGCTAATTGACCAGATATTTCTAGGACAGGTAGTGGATGAAATAAACACTATTGGTGATAAATTTTCAAATGCTGCAGCAACAATATATAATACAAGCACTAAGAAATCAATTACAACTTATTTTGGTGGTTTTATTTTTGCAACAACACAACTAGAAGTAACTCAAACATTGAGTGCAACTGAGACATCAAGATATACAAAAGATGTTACTTTTGGAAAAGACAAAAAAACAGATTTTCTTGCCCCACCCTTAGTTTTTGCAACAATCGAAACAGACTCTATAACTGGTACAGGAAGCACTGCATCAACATTATTAAACGGTGTTGTTGTTAGTAACGTAACTACTGACAAGGCAACTATTGCTGTTGTTCTAGACTCAGATAAAGATAAGCCAACAATAAAGTATCGTGTCAATGTTTTAGCAATTGGTTTAGCCAAACTATAGTCATGGCTGCTCAAACAATGGAGCAATATAACTCCTCGCCCATTATTCCAGGGAATAAAAAAGTATGGTTTTTGAATGGAGACCTTGTTCGTGTATATCACATGAATAACTCCAATGGAATAATGTCTGTTTATAATATTATAAAAGACCAGATTGAAAGTTGTTTAGTTAGTGATTTTAAGAAAACTAGGGAAAGAGCATATACTGTAGGAGAGGCTGCAAGCCTTGTTAACAGGCATAAAAAATATATGCCAGCATTAATGCTAAAAGGCATTATTCCCTTCCCTATGGGGTCACAGAAGGGCGGAGAGAGGGCTTGGCAGGTCCGTTCTTACTATTCCGAATCACAGGTAAAGGAAATTCGTGATATACTTGCTTCCTATCACCACGGTAGACCAAGAAAAGATAAACTAATAACCAACGATGTAACACCTACCAGACAAGAGTTGACAAGGCGTATGGGCGATGGTATACTGGTTTATACAAAGACAGAAGATGGCAGGTTTGTGCCTATCTGGAATGAATCAATTTAGTTCTTGAAAGGACATAGGGTATGAATAACGATGACACTAAGGTTACAGTAGGATTAGGCTATACGCTTAATCTAGGTAACTTCCAATCACTCCGCATTGACTTATCTGTATCAGATAGTAAGCGTAATGGAGAAACAACTGGCGAAGCATTTGAACGTGTCTATGCATTTGTTGAACAGAGATTGGCTGAAAAGGTCAAGGAATCTGTAGAAGAGACAGAGAATAAGTAATGGCTGAACGCAAAGACCGTATGGCTTTGCTTAGTCGCTACAGTAAACTACATACTGCAAAGTACGAAGAAAAGCCATCCCTAAATTTAAATGTAGAGCAGTGGGCAGCAGATGCCCTAATTGCTTCCTATGGTATTCCTGAATGCTATGACCTGCTAGAATATTATTTTGATGTGTCAGAAAATCCATCATGGAAATATTTTGCAAATTATGCAGACCACATTGTTTACAAACGTAAACAAGTACAACAAGACAACAAAGAACGAGCAGAACGTAGGCTCAAGGCAAAGGAATGGCTAAGTGAATAATACAGAATCAAAACTAATCTCTGCTGTATTAGCAGACAAGCAAGTACACGTTTTGCTACAAGCAAATGTTGAAAACATCCTAAGAACTCACAATGATATTTGGAATTTTATCCGCAATTATTCCGAAGCCAATAGTACAGTGCCACCAGTATCTTTGGTAGTAGACAAGTTCCGTGATTTTATTCCTGTTGATGACATTGGTGCTACAAAGTATCACTTAGAAGAACTACAGGCTGAGTTTTTAAATGATAGTCTAAAGGATGTTCTTAGAACTACCGCTTCAGATGTTCAAGCAGGTCAGGGCACTAAAGCACTAGAAGATTTAATCCAGAAGACATCGGAACTAAAAAAGAACACAGCAGTTATCCGTGACATTGATGCCACTGATATCGATTCTGCTGTTGCTTACTTTGAAAACCTTGCTCGTCAAAATGAACTAGGTTCAATTGGTATTAAGACTGGTTTGCCAGGATTTGATAACTATCTTCCTGCTGGTATTACTCCAGGTCAGTTGGGTGTGTTCCTTGCCTATCCAGGTATTGGTAAGTCTTGGTTTGCACTTTACATGGCGGTACAGGCATGGAAGCAAGGCAAGTCACCGCTAATCATCTCACTTGAAATGTCAGAAACAGAAGTTCGTAACCGTGTGTTTGCTATCATGGGTGAGGGTCTTTGGTCACATCGTAAACTAAGCAATGGTCAAGTAGATATTAATGACCTAAAGCGTTGGCACTCCAAGGAACTTGCTGGTAAACCAGAGTTCCATATCATCTCTAATGATAACGGTGGGGAAGTAACGCCATCAGTTATTCGTGGTAAAATTGACCAGTACAAACCTGACCTAGTTGTTGTAGACTACCTACAGTTGATGTCTCCAAATCAAAAATCAGATAATGAAACTGTTCGTATGAAGAACCTTTCTCGTGAACTTAAATTGATGTCTATTGGTGAAGAGATTCCTATTATTGCTATCTCTTCTGCTACACCAGATGACGTTACTAAGTTAGATACAGTTCCTACTCTTGGTCAAACTGCTTGGTCACGCCAAATTGCGTACGATGCTGACTGGGTTCTTGCTCTTGGTCGTGCCACCAACTCAGACATTCTAGAGTGTGTGTTCCGTAAGAACCGTAATGGGTTTATGGGAGAATTCTTGGTTCAGGTTGATTTTGACAAAGGTTACTATCGTTATAAGGATTTTGAAGATAACTAGTTATAATAGAGTGTGGAGAATATATATCACAAACCTATTAAGAACTTTACGTTTGACGGAATCATTAAGAATGATGCCGCAATTGGTAGACTTCGTTTAGAACTTGTGAGACTCAAAGGACTTGAGATGTGTGAATTGGGGTATGTGCCAAGACTTGACATAGACCCACAGTTTACGATAAAATATAATAACGAAAAAGATTACTACGAATTTACATTAACAGTATATGGTACATACATAGGAAAGAATAAAGCATTATGGATAATAGGAATAGACGGAACACAAATGGTTCCTACTCAAAAGAACAAATTAAGCGAGTTATCGCAGGGTCAGGCATCACAATCGAATCGGAAGTAGATTCTGATTACATTATATTTTGTCCTTTCCACAATAACTATCGCTCACCTGCTGGTGAAGTAGATAAAAGTTCTGGTCTATTCTTTTGCTTTTCTTGTCACCATGTGTGCGACTTAGTTGCTTTAATTATGCATACATCTGCTCGTAGTTATTTTGAATCTGTTCGTTACATCAAGTCTAAAGAAACTGAAATTGATTTGTCATATCAGATTAATCAAACACTTGTAGAGAAACCAGACTATATCCCATATGATGAATTGCAGATTAAAAGATTAAATCAGCAAGCATTAGAATCTGCAAGAGCAACTAGATACTATGATGGCAGATTAATTAATCAAACATCTATCAATAAGTTTCAACTTGGTTTTTCAGAAAAGCAAGATATGGTAACGATACCTGTACATTCCCCAGATGGTATTGCTGTGGGATTTGTTGGTCGTTCTATTGAGGGTAAAGAGTTTAAAAATACCCCAGGACTACCAAAAGCAAAAACTTTATTTAACATACATCGTGTCAAGACTGCTGGCAAAGTTTATGTAGTTGAATCATCATTTGATGCTATCCGTTTAGACCAGTGTGGTTTTCCTGCGGTAGCAACATTGGGTGCAAACGTATCCAATTTTCAAACAGACCTGCTCGGAAAATATTTCAATAACATAATCGTTATTGCTGATAATGATGAGGCTGGCGGTAATATGAAAGATAAGATAGTTGAACGTCTTGGCTCTCGTGTTAACGTAATTAAAATAGATAAACAATACAAGGATATTGGTGATATGTCAGATGAAGCAATAAAAAATATTGACGAATCGTTTGACAAAACTATCGCTAGTATGCTAAACTAGTATACCGCTAAGAAAACATAAGGAGAAATTATGAGCGTAATTAAAGGGCTAAAAGATATCGGTGCATTAATGGATAAGCCAAAATATGAAAACAATGGTCAAAAAGTTCGCTGGGTAAAACTGGCTGACGGACAATCTGCAAGAGTTCGCTTTGTTGAAGAACTTGATACAGATTCAGCAAACTACGATGAAAGTCGTGGTCTATCTGTGGTAATCGCAGAACACACTAATCCAAAGGATTACAAGCGTAAGGCAGTTTGTACAATTGACTCTGAGGGTCGTTGCTACGGTTGTGAAATGGGTCGTAAAGAACCAAAGGGCGGATGGCGTTCACGTCTTCGCTGGTATGGTAACGTCATCATTGATGATGGTACTGAAGCACCTTATGTGGCTGTATGGTCACAAGGTATCTCAAAGCAGTCTGCTTTCGGAAATCTCCGTGAGTATGCAATTGAGACTGGCTCAATCTCAAACCTAGAGTGGAAGATTAAGCGTAATGGTCAGGGAACTGAAACCAATTACACATTGCTTCCAACTAAGCCAGACACAGAACCTTTCAAGTTTGATGGCATTGAGCCATTTAACCTAGAAAAGGTTGTTCGTGAAGTGGCTTATGCAGAGCAGGAGAATTTCTACTTCGGTTTTGATGCTCCATCTCTAACATCCAGCAACACTGACTGGTAAAAATAAATGTAATGGGGGTAGACGATTCGCTCTCTGCCCCCATTCTTCATCTCTAACTTAAGGAAAATTTTATATGAGTTATGCTGGACTGCACGTTCACACTCACTACTCGCTATTTGATGGAATAGCAACACCACAAGAATATGTGGACAGGGCAATTGAAATTGGAATGCCAGCCATCGCAATCACAGACCACGGTTCGCTATCTGGACATCGTGAAATGTATCGTGCCGCTATTGAAAAGGGCATTAAACCAATTCTTGGTGTTGAAGGATATATTGCACAAGACCGCTTTGACCAAAGAGATAAGGCAGAACGTGAAGACACACCACTAAACCCTGTATACAATCACTTAATTATTCTTGCAAAGAATGAAAAAGGTCTAGAGAATCTAAACAAACTAAATGAGATTGCTTGGACTGAGGGTTTCTATAAGAAGCCTCGTATGGATTGGGAATCTCTAGAAAAATATAAAGAAGGTCTTATCATTACTTCTGGATGTCTGTCTGGTTTCCTTGCTAAAGCAATTGAAGCAGATGACCTTGCTGCTGCAAAAGAACATTTGCAGTGGGCTAAGAAAACATTTGGCGATGACTACTACATTGAAGTTATGCCACATAATCCACCAGAAATTAATAAAACTATTCTTGCTCTTGCAGATGAGTTTGGTATCAAGCCTATCGTTACTCCTGACTGCCATCATGCTGGACCAGAACAACGTGAGATTCAGGAACTTAAACTAATTCTAAACACTTATTCAAACAAAGTTCAGAAAGATGCAAACTTTGCTGGTAGTCAAAAGTATGACAACCTTATGGATAAGTTGGACTACTTGTATGGTGCAGACCGCCAGATTACATTTAGAGATTATGAAATACACCTACTCTCTGATGAAGAGATGCATAATTCTATGGAATCTCAGGGCATTGTAAGACAAGATATGTATGATAATACTATTGAGATTATGAACAAGGTTGAAGATTACAATATCAAAGACCACCTAGACTTACTACCAGCACAGTATCAGAATCCAGACCAAGAACTTTATGAACTTGCTATGGAGGGTCTGATTGCTCGTGGTGTAGGTGCTGACCCTGCATATCACATTAGGGCTGAAGAAGAACTACAAATCATCAAGGATAAAAACTTTGCTCCTTACTTCCTAGTTGTTCGTAACATGATTAACTGGGCTAAGAAAGAACGCATTATGGTTGGTCCAGGTCGTGGTTCTTCTGCTGGTTCTTTAGTTTGTTATGCATTGGGCATTACTGACATTGACCCTATCGAGCATGGTCTTCTGTTCTTCCGTTTTATCAATCCAGAACGTAATGACTTTCCAGATATTGATACAGATATTCAAGATTCAAGACGTGAGGATGTTAAAGATTATTTAGTTAGACAGTATAGACACGTTGCTTCTATTGCTACGTTCCTTGAGTTTAAGGGTAAAGGTATGATTAGAGATATTGCTCGTGTGTTAAACATTCCACTACCAGATGTGAACAAGGTTCTTAAACTGGTTGATGACTGGGATGATTATTTAAGGTCTAAGTCTACTCAGGAGTTCCGTGAGAAGTATCCAGAGATTGAACTTTATGGTGAACAAATGCGTGGTCGTATTCGTGGTACTGGTATTCACGCTGCTGGTGTGGTTACTGCTAAAGAACCTATCTTTAAGTATGCACCACTAGAGACTAGAACAACTCCAGGTAGCAAGGAACGTATTCCAGTAGTAGCAGTAGACATGGAAGAGGCAGAACGCATTGGTCTAATTAAGATTGATGCTTTGGGTCTTAAAACTCTATCTGTTATTCAAGATACTTTGGCTATCATCAAGGAGCGTACTGGTACTGATGTTGACTTATATAAACTAGATATGAAAGATGCAAATGTATATCGCATGCTTTCTGATGGTTATACCAAGGGCGTATTCCAATGTGAAGCAACACCATACACTAACTTGCTTGTTAAGATGGGTATCAAAAACTTTTCAGAACTTGCTGCCTCTAATGCCTTGGTTCGTCCAGGTGCTATGAACACAATTGGTAAAGATTATGTTGCTCGTAAACATGGTAAGCAAAACATTGATTACAAACACGAAGTGCTAAAAGCATTCACACAAGAAACCTATGGATGTATTCTATATCAGGAACAAGTTATGCTTGCCTGTGTGGAACTTGGTGGAATGACAATGGCTGAAGCGGATAAGGTTCGTAAGATTATTGGTAAGAAGAAAGATGCTAAAGAGTTTGACGTGTTTAAAGACAAGTTCGTTGCTGGTGCTTCTAGATTCTTAACTCCAAATGCTGCTCAAGACCTTTGGCATGACTTTGAAGCCCACGCTGGATACTCGTTTAACAAATCTCACGCTGTGGCTTATTCAACAGTTTCTTATTGGACTGCATGGTTAAAACACAATTATCCTATTGAGTTTATGTATTCATTGCTCAAGAATGAAAGTGATAAAGATGCTCGTACTGAGTATTTGATTGAAGCAAAACGTATGGGTATTCCTGTTCGTTTACCACACATCAACGAATCAGATGTTGATTTTAAAATCGAGGGTAAAGGAATTCGATTTGGACTATCATCTATCAAGTTTATTAGTGATAACATTGCTAATAAGTATCTTGCCGCTAGACCTTTTGGTTCTTACAAAGAACTAGAAGAGTTTACATTTGGTAAGGGCAATGGTGTTAACAGTCGTGCATTACAGGCTCTACGCCTTGTAGGAGCCGCTACTTTTGAAGACCAACCTAGAAACGATGAAGAAGTTCGTGAGAACCTTTATGAGTATCTTAATCTACCAGAGTTTAATACATCTATTCCACAACACTATCACGCATTCATTAATGACGTGGAAGAGTATGAAGAAAAGGGTGCATACATTTTGATGGGGATGATTAAGAACATCAAGCGTGGTGATGGCTGGTCAAGAGTAGAACTACTAGATAAAACTGGTAGCACTGGAATCTTTGATGAAGCAAACACAACTATTGAAGCAGGGAAGACTTATATAGTTCTTGCAAGTGATAATAGAATTGTTACTGCTATTCCAGCAGATGAAACTAAAGGTAATTTGTCTGGGCTAATTAAAATTCTTAACTATCGTCAGTTGCCATATAAAGATGATGAACTATTTGTAGTGTCATTTAAGCCAAGGGTAACTAAGGCTGGTAAGAAAATGGCTTCTCTCGTACTGGCAGACACTAATCGTGATATGCACAGCGTAACAGTATTTCCAACAGCATTCCCAAGGGCTTACATGAAGATTGATGAAGGAAATGTGTATAAATTCTCTTTAGGTAAAACTAAAGATGGAACAACAATTATGGAAGATGTAGAAAATGTTTGATGAAGTAGCAAAAGAACTGCACGAAACCGCAGTAGAAAAGGGTTTTTGGGGCATTGCCTATAACAATGATGATAAAGAATCCTTGGATATATTTATGACTAAACAACTAATGATGATTGTGTCAGAAACGGTAGAGGTTATGGAAGCAATTCGAAAGTCCAAAGGACCAGAAGAAGTAGCAGATGAAATGGCTGACATTATTATTCGCACTCTTGACTTGTACGCAGGTCTCCGTGAGTTTGAGTATGTCAATGGTAGCCTTGACGATGCTTTTGAAAAGAAGACTGGCTACAATAAGTCTAGACCAGAAAGACATGGGGTTCGTTTCTAATGACAACTATAGAAGAAGCAATGGCAGCACTAGACCCACGCATTCGTAAGCGTTTGACTAATGGTGTTGGATTTAAAACAGAATATCAGGCTACCCCTAGTTTTGGACTTAACCGTGCACTTAATGGTGGACTACCTATGGGCAGACAGGTATTGGTTTGGGGAAGCAAGTCTTCTGCTAAGTCTTCACTTTGTCTACAGATGGTTGCTCTGGCTCAGGAAGAAGGCAAGTTGTGTGCTTGGATTGATGCAGAGATGGCTTACTCTGAAGACTGGGCTAAAAGACTTGGGGTAGACACAGATAAACTTATTGTGTCACAAGCCAGAACTATTAATGAGATGGTTGATGTGGGAACTAACCTAATGAACGCAGGGGTAGACTTGATTGTAATTGATTCAATTACATCACTGCTACCTGCTATCTATTTTGAAAAGGATACTGATGAACTTAAACAATTGGAAAATACTAAACAGATTGGTGCGGAGTCTAGAGATTTTAGTAACGCTTGGAAAATGCTTAATTATGCTAATAACAAAGTTAAGCCAACCCTTATGGTTCTTATCTCGCAATCTCGTAACAATATTTCTGCTATGTATACTAGTCAACAGCCTTCAGGTGGTCAGGCTACTAAGTTTTATTCATCAACGGTTATCAAGTTATTCTCTTCCGAATCAGACAATCAAGCAATTAAAGGCAAGATTGCAGTTGGCGATAAACTCATTGAGGAAAAAGTTGGTAGGAAGATTCGTTGGGAGATTCAATTTAGCAAGACATCGCCAGCATTCCAATCTGGAGAATACGATTTTTATTTCCGAGGCGATGTTGGCATTGATAGCATTGGTGATTTGGTTGATACTGCAGAGATGATGGGTATTGTAGAACGCACAGGTGCTTGGTATATCCTACCAGATGGAACTAAATTACAGGGTAGAGATAAGTTTGTGGCTCGTGTTCGTGAAGACTTGGACCTACAAGATGATATTAAGGCTAGGGTTGTTCGTGGGTAAATACACAGTCTACCCAGGTAAGTTTCCTTGTCATACATGCAGGGTAGAAGTAAAGTCTGTAAGAGTATATCCATCAGACAAATTAATAACTTGGATGTGTCCAGACAAACATTTAAATGAGGTTAGTTTAAAAAACAATAAGAAGAAAGACTATGAGCGAGAGAAGCGAGAGTAAGCGTATTGGTGCTAAACAGCACAAGAACTCTGGCAGGGGTACTCACAAGGGCGATGCTTCTTGGGAAGGGTTTACTGTTGACTTCAAAGAGGTTGGCAAGTCCTTTACCCTAAATAAAGATGTTTGGGCTAAGGCAACTACAGATGCTATTCGTAATAACAATAACCCAGCAATTGTAGTTGTCCTTGGCGATACTGGAATCAAAACAAGACTAGCAGTCATTGAGTTGTCTTTGCTAGAGATGATACTTGACCTATTACCACCTGATAGTGTATAATAGAACTATAACATTAAGGAAACAAAATGGAACAAACACAGACAACAATTGAACAGGTCAATGGTCTTACAGAGATTGCTGACTTTATGAATGATGAAGAACTGACTACTGCTCTTACCTTTATTGCTAAGGTAATTCTTAAGCCAGACATTCCACTTAACGTTGCACAAGTAGAAATCGTTCGTTTGCAAGCAATTGCTGCGAAGATGTCTTTCAAAGCCACATGGCTTACTAACGTAGATAAAGGAGACAGAGCGAAAAAGAATATTTACTACACCGCTGCAGAGGCTATTAACAACCTCGTATCGGCTCTTAAATATATTACTCGCTAAATTATCATGGCTAAAAATTTATTGCAACAAGTGATGCTCAAGAAGATTGATGCGAATCCAAATTCAAAACCTTCATTCCTTGACAAAGAAGCATTGATTGAAAAGATTAACTCTGGTTATACTGTCAATCGTGTAGATAAGTTTCAAACAAAGAAAACATTTGCACCTAGCACAATAGCATTCTCTCATGGAGAATGTCCACGCTATTGGTATCTAGCCTTTGAGGGTGCAAACTTTACAGACAATGCTGATGCTTATGGCGGTGCGAACATGACTGCTGGTACAAAGGCACACGAAAGAATTCAAACAGCAATGGGTAATGTCCCTGGTCTGCTTGTAGATTCGGAATTCAAGGTAACATACGACAGCCCACCAATCTTTGGCTATGGGGATGTTATTCTTAATTGGGAAGACCAAGAGTTACTTGGTGAGATTAAGACAATGCCGAATGAAGGATTTGAGTATCGCAAAAGTGCAGGTAAGCCAAAACTAGGGCATATGGTCCAGTTGCTTATTTACATGAAGATTCTTAATAGAAGCAAAGCAATCCTGATTTATGAAAACAAGAACAATCACGAACTGTTGATTTTTCCTGTAGAATTAAATCAGTACATGTACGAGTGGGTAGAGAACACTTTTGAGTGGATGAGGAATGTTCGAAAGGCTTGGGAAGATAAAACCCTGCCAGAGAAAAATTATCGTTCTAATTCAAAGATATGCAAGACATGCCCTATACAAGCGGCTTGTGCTTCTGCAGGTTCTGGAGAGATAAAAATTAAATCTCTGGAGCCTTTAAATGAAGAACAAACACTGTAATTGGTGCGATAAGCAATTTCAAACTAAACTATCTTATCAGATATACTGCTCTGCTGAATGCAGGGAACAAGCAACTAGAGAAAAGATTGCTGAAAAATATTTAAAGGATAAGGTAAAGAAGCGTGTTGGAAAAGTCAGACTTTGTAAATCTTGTAACAAACAATTGTCAATCTACACCGAGGAAACTATTTGTCAAAATTGTGAGGTAAATCCAGATGACGTTAAAGACACTCTTAAAGAGATTAAGGATATCCTAAATGGTAAAACTAAACTTGACTAAAAAACCAAAACGATTCTGTGCTATTGATGCCAGCACAAACAGCCTAGCGTTTGCCATCTTTGACGATAATAAAATTATTGCTTGTGGCAAGATTAAGTTTGAGGGCGTGTCTACCTATGACAAGGTTATGGATGCTGCTAAGAAAACAAAAGCCTTCTTTGATAAGTTTGATTTTGATACTATTATAATTGAACACACAGTCTTTATGAACAGTCCTAAGACTGCCGCTCAGTTGGCTATGGTTCAGGGAGCATTGCTTGGTGCTGCATCTATGGCTGGGGTAAAGAGGATTGGCTCAGTCTCACCTATGACATGGCAGAACTTTATTGGCAACAAGAAGATAACCAAAGAAGAAAAACACGAGATACAGAAAAAGAATCCAGGAAAATCTGTGTCTTGGTTTAAGAATGAAGAACGAAGTATTCGAAAACAAAAAACAATTAATTTTGTTAATATAAACTATGATAAACAATTAGATGATGACGATGTTGCAGATGCTTGTGCTATTGGTCATTGGGCTTTAAAAAATTGGGACAAGGCGTTTGGATACTGATGGCTAATAAATTTTATACCAATGAGGCGTGGCTTCGCAAAAGATTCCATGTAGATAAAAAAACTCCAGAGCAAATTGCTTTAGAGTGTGGCACTAGCGTAGAAACAGTCTATGTTTATTTAGCCAAGTTTAAGTTAAGGAAGTCAAAAAGATGAAAAAAGTAAAATTAGTTAAACAAATTCAAACAAAATTTGACAAAGAAGATAGCCTAGAAATCGGCAATTTTACTATTGCTAAAGGTGATATCATTAAGATAGATGGGGAACATGGCGTAAAGTTTATGTTTGAAAGTCTTGTTACCAATACAGAAACTGGTAAAGTTTGGGTAGACTGCTTTGAAATGCAAAAAGCAAAGCCTACTATATGGCGTTCTTTTACTCCAGATAGGATAAAAAGAATTCCAACAAAACGAGGAAGACCAAAGAAAAATGTCGATTGAAGAATTAACGGTTGAACATCTTGATGAGATGAATAAGGTTGTGGAGAAGTACCTCCAAGGTGAAGAACCTACCCAAATTTCTAAAGCACTTGCACTACCACGTCAAAAAGTTGTAGCCCACATTAATCAGTGGCGTGTAATGGCTTCTGACAATGCTGCTATTCGTGCTAGGGCAAAGGAAGCATTGGTTGGTGCAGACACACACTATAACAAACTAATTAGTAAAGCATACGAAGTTATGGATGATGCTACCACTGTTGCTAATCTTGGTGCCAAGACTGCCGCAATTAAACTTGTTATGGATATTGAAAGCAAACGTATAGACATGCTACAAAAGGCTGGTCTACTTGAGAATAAAGAACTGGCAGAAGAGATGCTAAACATTGAACACAAACAAGATGTACTTGTTGGTATTCTTAGAGATATTGCAAGTGAGTATCCACAGATTCGTGACGAGATTATGCGTAGGCTTTCGCAGGTATCAAAAGAGCAAGAGGTTATAACCATTGTCAATGTTCAATGATTTTCTTGAGGTACTAAAGAGCAACGTTTTTGCAGAGATACCAGTAGATGTTAAAACATTTGTTGAAGGTGAAGACTATTTGCAACAGCCACCACTATCTCAAATTCAGTATGACATTGTTGAAGCAATGTCACAAATTTATAGACTAGAAGAGGTTATAGAACTACTTGGTGAAGAAGAAGGTCGTAGATACTACAAAAAATATACAAAGAATGAAGTAATCCTACAACTTGGAAAAGGTTCTGGTAAGGATTTTGTTTCTACTGTCGCTTGTTCCTATATTGTTTATAAATTACTTTGTCTTAAAGACCCTGCTCGTTATTTTGGCAAACCTACTGGAGACGCTATTGATATTATCAACATTGCTGTTAACGCACAACAGGCTAAGAACGTTTTTTTTAAGGGCTTCAAAAACAAAATTGAGCGTTCACCTTGGTTCGCTGGTAAATATTATGCAAAAGTAGATAGCATTGAGTTTAATAATGCTATTACTGTTTATTCTGGACACTCAGAACGAGAGTCTCACGAAGGTCTAAACCTTATTCTGGCAGTGCTGGATGAAATTTCTGGTTTTGCTAATGAAGTTGGAACTGGAAATGACCAAGGAAAAACCGCAGACAACATCTATAAAGCCTTCCGTGCCTCCGTAGACAGTCGTTTTCCAGACTTAGGCAAAGTAGCACTACTTTCTTTTCCACGCTATCCTGGGGACTTTATTAGCCAAAGGTATGACTCAGTTATTGCCGAAAAAGAAGTGGTAATAAAGAAACATAAGTTTATTATGAATGCAGATTTGCCAGAAGATGCAGATGGAAATAGCCTAGATATTGAATGGGAAGAAGATAATATTTTGTCTTATAAATTTCCAGGAATGTTTGCTATTAAAAGACCTACATGGGTGGTAAATCCTACTCGTAAAATTGATGACTTTAAATTAGCGTTCTATACAGACCTGGGAGATGCCATGATGCGTTTTGCTTGTGTCCCCACCTACGCCTCTGACGCTTTCTTTAAGCAACAGGAAAAAGTTCGTGCTTGTATGACAATTGTAAACCCCATTGATTCTAATAAAAGTTTTATGGAATCATTTAAACCAGACCCAGATAAAAAATACTTTGTCCATGCTGACCTTGCACAACGCCACGACAAATGTGCTGTGGCTATTGCTCACGTTGAAAAATGGGTAAATGTGCAGGTAGTTAAAGATTATGCCCAAGTAATGCCTATCGTAGTGGTAGATGCAGTAGTATATTGGGAACCAAAAGTTGAAGGTCCTGTTAACCTTTCAGAGGTAAAGCAATGGATTCAGAACTTGAGGAGACTTGGATTTGATTTGGGTATGGTATCGTTTGACCGTTGGCAATCGTTTGATATTCAAAATGAATTAAAGTCTGTTGGTATAAAGACTGAGACTGTATCTGTTGCCAAGAAACACTATGAAGATATGGCTATGCTTGTTTACGAAGAAAGACTTGCTATGCCAGCCATAGAGTTGCTGTTTGAAGAATTAACAGAATTAAAAATTATGAGGGGTAATCGTGTAGACCACCCTAGAAAGTCCTCTAAGGACCTTGCAGATGCTGTATGCGGTGCTATCTTTGGTGCTATCTCTCACACTGTAAAAGACATGAATCAGATGGTAGAAATACATACATTTCGTGACAGAAAACCAACGGAAGAAATGCATGAGTTTGACAAGCGTAATATCATTCAACGCAATAAACCAGAGCAAAAAGATTTAGATGCATACTTTAAACAGTTCAACATAAATATAATGTAGTGGTATAATAGTTTTGTTGGACATTCCCAACAAGGAGACTACAAATTAATAAACCCCAAAGATTTTTATTAGCAATACTATTAGCCTTTTCCTGTCTATTTTTTCCATCAACAGCCTCTGCGGAAACAAAGGCTGAGTATGATGCAGTAGTTGCAGAAGCCCAAGGCAAAGTTGATGCTGCTCAAAGTAAACTAACTCTTGCTCAAGAAACATATCAAGTAGCATTAGATAATAAATCTACCATTGATGCTATAGTAGAGTCAAATAAAACAATCCTAGATAACAAAATTATAGATGTACAGAATAAAGAACTACTTGTAACTAAAGCACAAGCAAGTTTAGATTTGGCTAAAGATGATTACAATACAAAATTAATTTTAGACCCTAACTGGGTGAGACCTGACAAAGAAATTACACAGACTATTGATGTTCCCTATACAGTTCAAGTTCCTTATACAGAATTAGTTCCAAGAACAGAGTTAGTTCCAAGAACAATCCTTGTGCCTCATACAGAACTACAATCTTATTTGGACTATGAGCCAATTGAAATTACAAGGGTAGTTCCAGGTGGACTTACAGCAATTTCATATAATAGACAGGGATACAATAATGCCCCACCACTTCCAACAGAACAAGAGACACCGTTAGCCACTCAAAACGTACCAAACATTGATTTCCAATGGGGTGGAGGTCAAGTTTTAAATTCTGGAAAGACTGAAGACGTTTTAGTTAAGTTTGAAGGAAACCTAATGGTTCCACAAGATGGATGGTATAGTTTTTATGCTCCAGGAGATGACGGAGTTAAATTAACTATTGCTGGTATGAGCCTTATCAATGATTGGCGTGACAAAGGCGGAGGTGGTAGCACCTCCCAAGAAGTATGGATTAGAGCAGGTATATTTTATCCTACCACTTTATACTATTATGAAAATGGTGGTGGAGCATGGGTACAACTTTATTCAAAAATTTCTGGTGACAACATGCAAATTATTCCTGCATCTTGGTTTGGAGAAACAACAGTAACAGAAACAATCTATCAGCCAGTTGTAAAATATCAAGAAGTAACTGTGTACACAGAGGAAACAATTTACGATGAAGTAACTGTATATGATGAGATTAATTTATTTAGAGAAGAAACTAGATACAGAAAAGAAGATATAGTTATAGTTATTCCAGATGAGGATGCCAATGCACTACTAATTAATGACTCTGCATTGCTAATACCAATAGGCATAGCACAAATTGATTTGAATGAAAAAGAATCTACTTTGTTATTTGCAATATCAGATAGGGACAAACTACAACAGGATTATGAGTCATCTTTGTTAGTTCAAACAGAAAAAGCAGGTATAATTGAAGTAGCATCTCAGGATGTAATAACAAAACAGGAGGAATTAGTTGCAGTCCAACAAGAACTTGACTCCATTCCACCTTATGAAGAGCCAGCACCTACACCTACGGAGACCGAGGAACCTGTTGAAAAGCCAACAGAAGTTATCCCAGAACCGCTACCAGAACCAGAGCCGCCAGTGTCCCCCGAACCCAATCAACCTGAGTTACCAGTAGATATAGCCACGGTAGACCCACAATCACTTTCAAATGAACAAGTAGCAGAACTTATATCTGTAGCAAATGAAATCCTAAATAATTCAGAACAAGGTTCACCAGAATATGAACAGGCTCTTGACGCTCTATTTGTAGCAGCCCAAGCAGATGACATTGTAATTTCTGAAGAACTTGCAGCCATTCCAGGAGCAGCGGCTTTGGTTGGTGCACTTAACTTTATGGGAAACGTTGGTTCCGACATGTCTACTAAAGTAAGAGAAGAATCAAAAAAGATTGTTGTAACAGCAGTTGTTGCTGTTGGAGCAGCAGTAAACGCAGCAACAGGTGCTGCACTCATGGCATCACCATCAGCAGGTGGAGCACCAACAGGTGGTTCATCTAGCACAGGATATAGAAGGAGGAAAGATTAATGAAGAAATTTTTAAATGACCTACTCGGTCAAGCCTGGACACTCCTTGGTATGTTTGTAGCATGGCTGGTCCTTGAGGGTTCAGCAAAAACAGTTGTAGGATATGCAATCATTGGAACATCAGTTCTATGGATGATTACTTATCCACTTAGAAACCCAAAAGATAAGGAGGAAGACTAATGAATATTTTAAAGATTGCAAAGCGTATGCTTGCTCTGTTTTTGGTAACCGCTTTGGCTACTATTGGTGCAGGTGCAGTAATTGGAATCAATGTAGTCCAGACTGCTATCCTAGCAGGATTTATGGGAATTGCAAATGTAATTGAAGACTTGTCTCGTGGATACCTAAACGATGGTAAACTAACTCAAGACGAGATTAATGCAGCATTTGTTGATAACATTCCAGCAAAAAAATAACTTGACAAACCCCTTTCGGTGCCCTATAATAGATATAGACCTGAAAGGGGTTTTTCTATGTCAATGACTTTTGACGAATGGCTACAACATGGTTTGACACAAGGATGGGTTGGTCCTGCTGTTTGTTCTACCCATGACGGTATACCTACAACCGCAGAAGAAGATGAGAACTATGATGATGCATGTATTCATGTATTAAGATTGTATGAAGATGAAACAACCAAGTTGGCTGTGGAAGACAATCATGCTCCGTCTGTATGGCGAGCAACAAACAGTGGTTACACTGTATAATTAAATAGTGATGGGCATTAACTCAGTTGGCAGAGTGTTCGACTGTTAATCGAAATGTCCCTGGTTCGAACCCAGGATGCCCAGCCAAGCGTATGTTGCATAGTGGTAGTGCCCTATCCTTCCAAGTTAGAGGTGCAGGTTCGATTCCTGTCATACGCTCGCATGATTCTGTAACTCAGTTGGTCAGAGTGCCACCCTGTCACGGTGGAAGCCGCCAGTTCAAGTCTGGTCAGAGTCGCCATGCCACCTTAACTCAGCGGTAGAGTGCCATACTTGTAATATGGAGGTCAACAGTTCAAATCTGTTAGGTGGCTCTGATGAATGCTATAATAGTATTACTATGAGCAATCGTAGAATACATCTTGAAAGGAAGTATAATTATGACAGCAATTTATAAAGAACCATTCCCAGCAAAAACTCGTGGAGATGAATTCGGAAACCTAGCCCCTTATCGTGAGGGTAGACCACACAGAGGTCAGGACTGGAGTCCAAAGGAACTTTCACCAATTCCAGCAATCACTGATGGAACAGTTTTTCTTAATGAGTGGAGTGATGGTCTAGGTTGGTTCCTAGTTCATTCAGCAAAAGACGGACACTTCGTTCTATACGCTCACCTAGCAGAACAGTCACCATTGAAGAAAGACTCTAAAGTTAAACTTGGAGATATCATTGGTAAAGTTGGCGGTGGAAAGAAAACTCCATCAGGTAAATTCTCAACTGGAGCACACCTACACCTGAGCATTGGTAAGGCTAACAAGGCTTGGAGCAATCCAACAATTCACCTATCGGCATATGATGACTTGGTAGACCCACTAAAGCACATTCTAGCAAACTCAGTAAAGTAAAATATGCCTACCTATAATTTTAAATGCCCAGACTGTGAAAAAACTGCACAAGAGGTAAGACCTTTTGAAGATGCTGATAAAGAATTACTTTGTAATGCTTGCAATATTGCAATGCACAAAGTATACTCAGTAGGAGCAATTAAATTTAATGGTGGAGGATTTTACTCAAATGACAAATAACCTAATTGAAGAAATTGATAAGAAGTGGACACTATCAGCACTAGATAGATGTGATGCCTGTGGTTCACAGGCTTATGTTCAAACATTAGGAACATCAGGGGATTTGCTTTTCTGTGCTCATCATTACGAGGGTATTCTAAGAAATGAAAAAGCACAGGAAGCAATGACCAAATTTGCTTATCAAATAATTGATGAGCGTGAACAACTAAAGGATTAACTATGGAATATTTTTTAGGTTCTTTTATAACTTTAATATCCTTGTTTACTTTTAATGTAATGTTAAAAAAAATAACTAAACATACAATCGGAACTCCAACTTTTACACAGAGCAGAAAAGTTGAACTAATTAGAAATTATTTAATTAATGTGATTAGTTCAGAACCAGAAGTTAGAACTCAATCTAAAGAGCATGTAAAGAAAAATTCTATTAGAGCATTTTTCTGGGCAGACAATGTTTATTGGATTGAAAATGGATTTTTAGTTACAGCAAAATTAGATGACGGTTCAGTTGATGAAAATACAAAAAAAAGAGTTGACACACATAGCCTTAATAAGGTAGAATTAGATAAGATAACTTTTATCGTAGACAAACTAACAGAAGGAAATAAAGATGATAGTGGGAATTCAGGGAAGTAAAACTTTCAATGATTACAACGTGTTCCTAAGAGCAATGGGTGTGGCTTTATCTAGTCTACCCGAAGAAGATACTGACATACTTATTTCATCTGCTGGACCATTGAATATTAATAATATGGCTATGGAGTTTGTAAATATTTCGGAACGTAGTCTAAAGGCTCGTGGCATTAAGATTAAACTAATTAAAATTCCACCAAGTTGGATTAAGGATAATATTCATAGCATTGAATATTTTGCTTATTTTAGTAAACCAAAAGAGCCAGTGTCTGACTTGGTAGAACTAGCAGAAGCAAAAGATGTTACGGTTGGAGTATACCGTTACTAATAGAGAGGTGATTATGTTAATTAAATCACTAGATAAAATGGAAACAATTGTAGAAAACAATAAGTTTCTATCGTGGGATGGCTGGACAGTTTTAGAACTGAAAAAGTCTGACATGGCTTGGATGAAACCAAATGCCAAATTCATCAACAACGTATGGTATATTGCCAATCGTTTTGATGCCAATACCGATGGCTGGAACATACCTGCTAGTTTGGTAAAGAAGAATGCCGAATGAAAATTGGAAAGAGGAAGCCTTATGTAAAGGTGACGATGTTAATCTATTCTTTGATACTTATGAGCAAGATGTTGAAGTCAGAAAAGAAATAGATTCTTTATGTTCTATTTGTCCTATGGCTCGTACATGTTTTGCAGTTGGGGTATCTCAAAAAGCATATGGAGTATGGGGCGGCATTTACTTAGACAAAGGTAAAATATCTAGAGAGTTTAACAGACATAAAACAAAAGAAGACTGGGCTAATACCTGGGAATATTTAACAAACGATAAGGAGTATTAAATGTACACATCAGAAATGGCAACTGCATTTAAAGCAATAACGCCACCAAACAATTTTGGTGTAGTTATTTTGGAAAATGAAAACTTTCTAACTATTCAGATTGACCCAAGGGATTTAACAACCTTACTTGACAAAGATAAGCCAACAGTGGTAGAATATATTAATAATGTTAAGAAAACTTTAGAAGACCACGGAGCAGTAGTTATGATTTTACGAGAAGCAATAGAAGAATAAGATGGATATTTTTAGTCTGATAATATTTTCTTTGATTGGTATATCAATACTTGTTTTGTTATACCTATTGGTAAAGTCAAACTTTCAAAAAAGAAAAATTCTTGCTCTCTACATTCAGGCTGAAATGGATAAACATTTTCTTGGTCAGAAAATAGAAGAAATATCTAATGAATTATCAACATTAAAACTATCTGAATCAGATGGTTTTGTTAAATTTATTTCACAATCTCGTGACTGGGCTTTTGAATACATTGAAGAAGTTCAGAAGGTTCTTAAAGAATTTGATGAAGAAATTGCACCTAGGCTGAACTGGGCTAACACCTATGGAAAAACTGCTGGTGACACAGTTCATACAGAAACAATAACAAAAATTTCTGAGGCATACGATAAACTAAAATCAGTGTTGCCAAAGAATACCGAAACGCCTAATAACTAGGCACTAAACAAGGAGAAACAAAAATGAGTACAACTCAACTAAAGGCTCTGCTCGCATCATATTTGCGTAGCATCCTATCCGCAGTAGCAGCACTATACTTGGCTGGCATTACAGACCCACAGACTCTTCTATGGTCTTTGGTTGCTGCATTGCTACCAGTTGCAACAAGAGCAGTAAATCCAAAGGACAAAGCATTTGGCATTGTTCCATCTGCTGAAGTTGTTGCAGAGGCTCTAAAGGATGTCAAGGTAACAAAGGCACCAGTTAAAAAGACTGTAACAGTTAAGAAGACCGTTACAAAGAAGTAATCTTAACAAGCATTAAGGGACAGGTTGCAAGACTTGTCCTTTTTTGCTATAATAAATGTGTACCTGCCAATTGGGGGTACAAAAATAACTCGCTTAAAAGGAGATGATATAAATGGTAATCTATACAGACCCATTCGCAGCACTTAGTCAGGAATTTGATAAGATGTTTGCACAACCAACAAGGGCTACATACCCACCTTACAATGTAATCCACTCAAAGGAAAAGAACGAATGGTATCTTGAATTCGCTCTAGCAGGATTTGAAAAGGATGACGTTACAATCACAACAGATAAGAACGTTTTGACTGTTGCTGGTGAAACAAAAGAAGACAAAGAACTACCAGAGGATATCCGCTATGTTTACAAGGGTATTGCTGGTCGTAAGTTCACTCGTTCTTTCACTCTACCAGAATATGCTGAGGTCGCTAAGGCTGAATTGAAGCATGGTATTCTGACTATTGATTTAGTTATCAATGTTCCAGAGGAAAAGAAGCCTAAGACTATTACTATTAAGTAAGTCGGAAGTCCTGGGTATGACGGTAAACTGCCCACTAATAGATATGGTATAATAAGACAATGGAAAATTTACTAACACAACTAAGAACCCTACTGGCAGACAATATTGCCCTTAAATTTAAGGCACACGGATATCATTGGAATGTAGAAGGACATGATTTTTCACAGTACCACAAATTTTTTCAGAAAATCTATGAGGATTACGATACTGCAACAGATACATATGCAGAATGGCTTCGCATATTTAAACAATATGCCCCATATAGATTAACAGATTTTTTTGACATGTCAACAGTTCCAGAACCAGTAATTGTTGGCGAACCACAGGCTATGCTACATGACCTGTATATTTCAATTGAGGCACATATAGAAGCCTTGATTATGGCAAGTGAACTTGCTAACAAAGCAAAACAATACGGATTAGCAAATTTTCTTGCTGACCGTCAGACAGCCTCGCAGAAATTCTGCTGGCAAATTCGTGTAAGTCACGAAATGGAAATGGAGATGAAAAACTAATGCCTTATTCAGTAGGAGCACAAAATTCAAATGGATGTTCGGGATATCCAGTAGTAAAAGAAGGTGGCGAAGTAATGGGTTGCCACAAGACAGAAGCAGATGCAACAGCACAGGTTCGTGCTCTATACGCTGCTGAAGCAGATAAGGCTGATGGTCCTAACAGTGTTAATCCATCGTCTACTTTAAACCCAACATACCCAAATGTTGGAGTAAAGACACCAACATCTATGCGTGGTGGAAAGAAAGTTAAGATTCGTAAACCAAAGAATCAACCAGGAAATGGTTCAGACGCTTCTGGTGCATTCTCTAGTGGTGGAACATCTATTAGTGCTATGTACAAGGCAGAAAGAATTGTTGAGGGTGACTATGTGATGGGGTTGACAACAGAAGGTGCTGTTGTTGGTCTTGTTGAGCATGTTATGACTGAGGGTGGAGTGTATGGTGTTCCAGGTACGGAATATGCTATTCAATCTACACCAGAAAATCCAGCAATGGCTGTTAGAATTTATGAGTATGAAGAAGACGAAGAAAATTGGTGTCCAACAGCATATTCAATTGGAATGCTCATGTCTGATGCACACAAAATTCCAGAACTTGACGTAGAGGTTCAGGAGCCACAGGACGGTATGCCAGAAATGGACATGGAAGAAATGTACAAGGCTGATGGATATTCTCCAACTGCTGGAATGAAGTCTGCTGCTGCTCGTGCTATCCGTTGGAAAGAAGAAGGTAAAGCCACTGGTGCAGGAACCCCTGTAGGATGGGGTAGAGCAAGAGATATCGTAGCAGGACGCTCAATGTCTCTTAGCGTGGTCAAACGAATGTACTCTTTTTTCTCCAGACACGAGGTAGACAAAAAAGGCAAAGACTTTAACAACACAAGTAACCCAAGCAACGGTAGAATTATGTGGGACGCTTGGGGCGGTGACGCTGGATTCTCTTGGAGTCGTGGCATTGCAAATAGAGAAGCAGATAAGGCTTTGTTTGCTGATTTTGGTAAAGATTATTCTAGAGATGAAATTTCTGTATCTAAGGGTGGTAGCGTTGGTAGCATGGTTTCTTGGAATTCTTCTGGCGGTACAGCAACAGGAAAGATTGTTAGAATTATTAGAAATGGTAAATACAATGTTCCTAACTCAGACTTTACAGTAACAGGAACACCAGAAGACCCAGCCGCAGTTGTCAGGGTATACAAAGACGGTAAGCCAACAGACACACTTGTTGGACATAAACTTAAATCTCTTAGAGGATAAACAATGAAAGAATTAATTCATTTTAGTGCTACATGGTGTCACCCATGCAAACAGATGCAACCAGTGTTAGATAAGTTTCTTAAAGATAATCCTGACATTGTTTATATTAAGTATGATGCTGACGAAGATGTAAGCGTTTTCCAGGAACAAGGGATTCGGGGAGTTCCTGCTTTTATTGGCAAGGTGGATGGCAAAGAAATTTTCCATAAGGGAACAGCAACAGAAGCCAGACTTTCTTCACTATTTGCTTGACAAATACCGCCATATACGGTAAAATATATATATGAGTAAACCAGATTGGGCTACACGCCTACAACGCACATTTAAACGTAAATACGACAAGGGCTATGAAGATGGCTATAACAAGGGCTGGGGTGAAGGCTTTGAAACTGGCAGGAAGAAAGCAATTGCAGAACAACGTAAAGTAATTATTGCTGCTCTTCAAAAAGATATCAATAAAAATAAACAGCATTACAGCACAGGAGTTCTTGCAGGTCTTAATGCATCCATTAGTCTAATTAGGAAAGTAAAGTAATGATTAAGTCAGTTAAAATTGGTCCACAAAAGTTTGACGTTGTTGAACGTGATTCTAGAGAAGATGGTATGCTCAATGATGGTGCCTATGGTTATACCATGGATGGCAAGAACCTTATTGTAATTGCATCTGGCTTGGGTAATGGTAAGCAACAGGTTACACTGCTACACGAAATCCTACATGCTGTTCGTATGAGTTACGATGGTATGTCTAGACCAACTAAAGAAGATGACTTTGAATCATGGGAGCATTACTTTATTGCTATGTATGAAATTGGATTACTAGCGGTACTTAAAGATAATCCAAAACTAGTAGAATGGTTAACTAATGACAAAACAACAAATAAGTAATGATGGCATGGTATGGTTAATAATCATATCTGGTATTTTTATTGTTGCAACAGTTATTACAATGATTGTACAAGCAAACTTACCTAAAGAAAACTGTTGGGATAAATATCCTAACAATGAAAATCAAGCAATAATTAACTGCGAGGAGCACTAATGGAACACAGTATATTAGATGTAGTATTTGGCGTTGACCATATCATTGCCGAATTCTTTTGGAATGCAGTATTTGCAGTAATCGTATACGGATTCACAAAGGCTAGAACACTACGCAAGATTCACAAGTATGTGGACAGTAAACACAATGTAGAACACGAGGAGTATTAAAATGAATGCAGATTTTATTAAAGCAGTAGGCATTACATACGATGAAGCAGAAAAACTGCTTCTTAAAAAGCACAAAGATTATGGACCGAAGAATATTTCTGGTAGTCCAGGGGGAGCAATAAATGGACTCAGGGTACGCATACACGACAAGTTGGCTCGCATTAATAATCTTTATGATTCTGGTGTCGCCCCCGAAAATGAAAGTCTTCGGGATTCTTTTATTGATATGGCAAACTACGCAATTATCGCATTACTCGTTTTAGATGGTGAGTGGGACCGTGATTAAAGCACCAGAAGATGTTATCATCATCAGGGTAGAAAAGAAAAGTACTGAGCCAGAGAAGAGTGCCAGCGGTCTATTGATTATCCAAAGTGAAACAGATAAGCCAAAGAATATTGGTGTTGTTTTTGCAGTAGGCGAAGGTAGACAATTAAGAAGTGGCGTTCGTGTAGAGATGGACGTAAAAGTAGGAGACAAGATTATGTTCAATCCTAATAACGCTATTAGGTTTAAGCATGATGGAGATGACTACATATCAGTATTTAGCGGTAACGTGTTGGCAATCCTTGGTGATGAAGAGGAATGAAACTAGGATTAGTTATACCATGGAGAGAGCAGCCTACTAGGATAAAACCTTTGGAGGCTGTTCTTTTTTGGTATAAAACTAATCTACCAGACATTGAGATATTCTATAGCGACAGACCAGGAGAGTTTTGGAATGTTGCAGCCAGTCGTAATGATGGTGTAAAAAGGGCACAGGAGGCTCACTGTGACGTTATTATAATTAATGATGCAGATACACTACCCGAAATTGAACCTTTGTTAGAAGCAATACAGCAGTGTCAAAAAGATGACATGGTACATAATCCTTATAGAAAATGTAAATACTTTGACAAAGAGATGACACAAAAATTTTCTGATGGTGCTGATATTAAACTACTTAAACATACATTATACACAGAATCAAATGGTGGAATTTATGTTTGTACACCAGAAACTTGGTGGAGTGTTGGTGGGCAGGATGAAAAATTTTTTCAATGGGGACCAGAGGATGCGGCATTTGAACTAGCACACACAATCATTAAGGGTAGTAAGTTAGTTAAACATGATGGATACATCTATTGTCTTGGACACGAAGCACAGATACACGACCCTGGATTCAACTACAATCAGACTAGAAATATTGAACTTTACTGGTTATATTATTCTGCATCAACGCCAGAACGAATGCTGTCTTTAGTTAAGCAGAAAACCAAAGATGATTAGCCAAGACCTAATCTTTGTATATTTTGTTTAGGATTTGTAACAATGTTTCTGTGTATTGCTTGGCATCAGATTGGTTTGCATAAAAAAAGTTGTCAAACTCTTGTTTTGTTGTTAGTTGATTTTGAATACTAAATCCACCAGCGATTGCTTTTCTATCCCACTTCTCTTGAGCAAGTCTTAGATTTCTTTGCCAGGACTTTTCATAATCCAGTCTGTGCAAATGATATAGATGTAGTTCATCTTTAGCAATAAATTCTGGGGTAGCGGTATGGTATCCATAAACATAATTTAAAGGAATGCTGGTAAGCAGAGTTTTGTCATATGAATAACTCCTAGCCATACCGTCAAGAATAACTTCATATCCAGAACAACGATAGGCAACTTCAGATGCATTTTTTATAAAATCTTTCAAAGACTGGTTGGCTGGAGCAACAATCTCATCGCAGTCAACAAAAAGAACATAGTCATAACTATCTAATAGTTTTCTTTGATATGAGTGCACTAGGTCAGTGAGCCAAGCATGATTAAATATTTCATCAGTGTTTACTCTTTTAACATTCACTCCTCTTTTTTCTGCAGCATCTAATATATCTTTAGTTAAATCAGTACAGTTATGAGAGACTACATAAATATCCTGGGTATCAAAGTGCTCTTCGTAATACTTTAACCACATAGGTAAGTAGAAGTCTTCATCATGTTGTACAGTAAACACTGCTGACTTAGGCATAGTTATCCTTTACAAAATCAAACGCTTGCTTGATAGCGTCATCTGAGTCAATGTATTTGTATGTAGCCAATCTTCCTACAAGACCAATGTTATGTTGTTTAGCAAGTTCAACATACTTGTTATATAGTTTTTCTGACTCTTCTGTTCTTACTGGATAGTGTTTGTCATCACAAGCAATCTCTATGCCAATCCATCCACCTTTATATCCAAGTCTATCGTAATCAATTATTCTTTGGAATGGAATCTTCTCATCACTAAAGGTATAGAAGTCTGCCTCTAGTCTTACTTCGGATGGGAAGTGAATAGAACGCATACCACGATATGGTAATTCTCCATAACAATATCCAAAGTACTCGTCAACAGCACCAGTTAGGATAATCTTATCCCCTTCTGGTAAGTCACCATGCTTAATGCTTTTATCAATGATTGTTTTGCCTTCGGAAAGATTCTTAAATAGTTTAGTATAGTTTGGAACACCTTCATATTTATCATGGAATACTTTACCGTCTGGGTCTGTCTTAATCCTAGCCAACGCTTCTGGTGGTGGGTCAGATAGCCATTGCTTTTTAGAATAGCCACGAACCTGGTCTTCAAACACTTGCTCATCCATTACTGGTGGATACCATGGCAACAACTCTCCACGAACATATGATTTCAGAAGTGTCTCATGTGGCTTTACATCTGTATATTTGTTTACAAACTCCCAGACATCTTCGTAATCGGTATGCATAACGTGCACAAACTTTTGATAGTTTTCATTATCAACGCAAGCCCCACCAATTTCTTCTCGTTCATAAATAATGCAATCATCATCTATTAAATTTGCAATTGTTAGACCAACAATGCCAGCACCTATAATATGTGTTGTCATAACTTTTCAATAAATTTTCTATTCTCTGGTTTAACCATCCATTCAACAGTTGCCTTTAAACTATCATCAAAAGCAACAGGGTAACTGTATCCAAGAGATTCTAGTTTGGCACCATCTAAACCATAACGTAGGTCATGCCCAGGTCTTACGGAATGAACGTCAATAAATTCATATTTAAGTTCTTTATCAAGAATTTTAGCAACCATTTTTGCTAAGTCTAGGTTGTTTAGTTCTGTTCTACCAACAACGTTTAGTCTTTCTGGCAAATTGGAATGAGGATATTGAATAGGCTCAACATTATTTAAAATAAACATAATAGCATCTGCAGCATTTCTAGCGTGAAGATAAAATCTACTACCAGGAGTGTTATTCTGAGCATGAATAGTTAAACTTTCATTGTCTAAAATATTCTTTACAATCTTAGGCAAATATTTTTCCCCATCTTGTCTCTCACCAATGATGTTCATTGTATTAGTAATGATTAGTGGAACGCCATAAGTTCTCCAGTAGGAGATTGCAATGTCTTCTTGTGCTGCTTTAGAAGCAGAGTAGGGGTTAGAAGGAATCATTGGGTTCCATTCTGGATGTGGAATGCCATCAAGCATTGGTCCATATACTTCGTCAGTAGAGAACTGAATAAACTTTTTAGGTTTTAATTTTCTAGAAAGTTCTAACATATTTAAAACTAGACTAACGTTGTTTTGAATGAATGATACTGGATTATCAATTGATGTGTCAACGTGGGACATGCTGGCTAAGTTTACAACATAGTCAATCCCCTCTAGTCTTTCAAGTAGCACTTCGGACAGTGGTGCTGTAAGGTCGTGAGTTACAATAGTAACACGGTCTTTGTTGTTTTGATAATGAACGCTATCTAAAATACGTTCTGGAACACCTTTATGTTTCCAACTGTCTATACCAATAATTTCCCAATCGGTGTTAACCAAAAAATGGTCAATAAAATGATGCCCACAAAATCCGCCAGCACCAGTAATTAATACTTTTTTCATATAAATCCTTTTCTCTATATAAATCAATTATAACATAGTTAGTCTATTGCAAGATTTTTTATTTTATCTAAATCTTCAACTAAATTATTTGACATATATCTTGTGAATTTAATTTCGTCTAATTGAAGTTTATTTTCTATTTCTTTATAAATATTATCTGCAACTTCTTTTCCAACAATTGGGTGAACGTGTTCCATTAAAATCTCTGGCAAATATACAATTTTGTCTAATGAACTAAATATTGCTTGCCAATAATTGTCAAAATAGTTGTGTTCTACAGCAGGGCATCCAAAAAATCCAACAGCAGTTATAGCATTACTAGTGATAAAAGGATGTGTGGCTAATGCCTGACCCCAAACCATATCATCTCCATATGCCATTCCATAATCTACAGAAGATAGATGTTCAATAAAAGTTTTTTCAAATGGTGTTTTAAAAACAATGTCATCACCAACAAAACCAACATACTTATATTTACTTGCAATATCCAAGGCATGAACGTTTATTTTTTGCATAAGGGATATTCCTGTAGGGATGCAGTAGTTAATTATTTTGGGGTATTGTTCAGCAATTGGATGATATATGTGACACTCATCTTCATCGTGTAGTAAGTGTATATCTGATAAACCTTCAGTTATCTCTTTATAGGAAGCAAGACATCTAATAAGCCTATTGTGTCTTCCCAATCCACCATCTCTAACAGGCAGAACAATTGCTATTTTATTTTTCATATTTACATTATACCTTATTCGATGTTATACTTATACTATGAAGTGTTCTTTGTGTGAACAGGAAACTGTTCTTATTGTTTATGGATTTCCAAAGTTTGAGCAGATTGAGTCTGCTAGACGAGACGAGATTGTTCTGGGTGGATTGCCTAGACCTCTTGCCCCTACTCATTTTTGTATTCCTTGTCAGGAAGAATACCGTCTGGATGAGGACAATCGCACACCCAAGTTTTCTCATAATAAGTAATAATCTTTTTACAGTTCCAATGATGTCCTGTCATGCAAAACCCACAAATTCTAATTTCCAATTTGGTGCTCCACAATGTGTGACAGTTTAATTAGGTATCCTTTAGATGGGTTTGGTTCAATCTTACATTCGATTGGTTTGCCATTTTTTTCTACAACAGCCTTCAAATCTTCGGTGGTAATGATGACAACCATATTTTCAAGAACAAACGCATAGTGAGTAGCCTTAGATACACTAAGACCAGATGGTTTCCAAGATTGAGAAGCATTATACCAACATTCAGTTTCAATGTATAGGTTGCCTGTTTCTTTCCAACGTTTATCACGCTTAACCTCTACTGTCTCAATGGACAGAATATTGGCTACTGTTGCTTCGCCCTGTTGACCAAATTTTAAATCAATATCAAAATCACTATTGGCTGGCACGTTTGGTTCCCGAGATATACCCAGCCTGAAATGCCAAGACTTCGCTCTTGGTTGGTGGTGATTGTAATGTGAGAATCCAGTTCTCCGTATCTTTAACAGCCTTGCTTTTAAGATTCTTTAATAGTCTTTCGCTATCTCTCTTTGTTTTTCTATCCATCATACTCTAACTAACTTTCTCTTAATTGGGTCAAACTTGAGTGGATGCTTCTTAGAAGCCTTACCATTCTGTCTATTGCTGTTTCTTGCACCTTTTGCTTTAGCCATTATATATCCTCCTTCACCAACATCAATGCTGTTATGATTACGGTAACAATAGCGGTAAAGAATTCAAGACCAAGCACCAGCCCTGATTCGTAATTAAAAGCAGAGAATACAATAAGTAATACTATTTGAGATAAAGCAAAGAGTGTTCCCCATGTAATCAAGAATGCTAATCGTAATCTAGCCATTAGAACCAACTCCATTCATTTTCTTCATTGTCTTCTAAATCTCTAAAAGCCTGAAGTAATTTTTGAGTTTTTCGGACATGGTATCCCATTTGTATAATGTCAAGACCAGTTACCTCTACTTCATCGCCATCGTCTAGCGTAACCACATAGGTACGGTCAGGGTCAATTACAAATCGTGTTTTATTCGGCATAGAATTATTATAGCACTAACTAAGAAATTGTCCAGAACTTTTTCATATCTGGAACATCGTTAGGATGGATAGCCTTGATGCCAGCCTTTGAATAGGCAGACCTTGCTCCAGCATTATCATCAATGGCTAGAGTTGCTTCTTTTAATTTTTCAGCAGTTTCTGCTTTCCATTTATTTGATTCTTTATATGAATAAGGATTCATCAATAAAGAGTTGTACTTTACTCCAGCAGCCTTGAGTGCATCTACAGTCTCAGAACGCTGACTTTTTTCTCTACCTGTAACTATAACTACCCTAGTTTTAAGTGAATTTATATAATCAATCGTCTTTTGGATTGGTTGTGTCCCATTACGGAGTAGGGTATTATCAATGTCGCATATAATCATATATTCATTATACCAGCAAAAGTTCAGTTTGTAAAGGGTAAAATCGGGCGAAAATATGAGGTCTTAACGCTTGACAAGCAAGCGATTATCCTGTACAATTGTTATACAAGGTCCATTAAACGATAGGAACGTATGCAAACCTTTTTACCATATAAAGACTTTTGGAAGTCTGCCGAAACCCTAGATAATAAACGATTAAATAAACAAGTATTAGAGTGTTATCAGATTCTTAAGGTGTTGTCTAGTGATGACCCTTTTGCTGCTTGGCGTAATCATCCTGCTGTTAAGATGTGGCGTAACCATGAGGGGCAGTTGTGGCTATATACTATGTTTATGGTTAAGGAAGCAGATGTTCGTGGCATTAAGACTGATAAGAACCTTGCTAATCTTAATGAACTTAAGGCGTATGCTGGCAATGATTGGGGGTATGCAAAACCTAAGTGGTATACAAACCCATTCGCAATGGATAGATTAACTACTACACATAAGGCTAATCTATATACTAAAGACCCTATCTATTATTTTGAGTTCCATGATGCTTTGGCTACAAGTAATCCTTGTTGCCCTGAGCGTAAAGAACCTTGTAAGTACTACTGGGTTACACATGACCCACTATTTAAGGAGAACCATGAAGTTACCAAGATTTCTAAATTGGCGAGTTAAGTTAGTTCAGCACGGATATGATAAGGGCTGGGAGCATGGCTATGAGGCAGGTATGGTTGAGCAGAAGAATCAGATTATAGATTTGTTGTCTAGTCATATTGAGAAGATTGATTGGTTACAGGAAACACCGATAGAGGTGAAAGATATTTTACCTATCGTAAAGAGCCACGAAGAAGAAAAGGAGTTAGTTGGATGGGCAGATTAAAGGATTTAGATGCAGAACTGCATGAGTTACCTGATTATGAAAAGGGTATTCAGGCAGAGAGACAGCGTATCCTAAAGATATTGGACGATGTACACATAGATTATCCACCAATCATTGATTATATTGCTGATATTAAAAATTTCGGGGAATAGAATGAAGACACAACAAATAATTCGTAGTATATGGACTAATCTAATTAAGATACCAATTACTGGATATCTGCTTTGGATGGTAGGTGCCATCATATCTTTTATTATGTGGTTGGCTAATGGCTTACAGGGATTTATTGGATACTATATCCTATTGATAGGGTTATATATTCTACCTTTTACAGCCACACTTGCATTGATTGATTTAGCCATCATTGGCTATAAAAAATGGGGTATCAAAAGAGACCTTCATAATCCCTAGTATAAACTAAACCTAGTAGAAAGAATAACACATGAGCAGATATGTACACACATACAAATACAGAATCCTAAGTAAAGGACCAAACAAACAATCACCAATCAAGATTGCATTCTGGAAATGGGGATTTGGTATTGGCTTACAAACAAACAAACACATAATGGGATTTTCTCTGAATAGAAAGAAAACACTCTTTCCCACAGACACACAATCAGATAGTTATACACACAAATACCCTCCAAAAATAAAGAAATAACATAGTTATCCACAGGGTTATACACATAGTTATCCACAGATAAATCTTACTGATATAAACAGATATCATAGTGGAGCAAAGTGGAGAAAAATTATATGTGTAATTGAGCATATGTATAATAAAACTCTTAATCATTATCCAAATTCCCTAGCCCCCTATACTCAAATACCTCTATCATATTTTGTGCAATTTGTCAAGTGTTTTTATCAAATTGTTACAATAAATGTATATAAAATTAAATAAATAGATATAAACATATCCTTTTTTGGGAAAAATAAATAGCCCTTCGTAATACCCTACGCAACTATATGTTTATACTTATACTAGGGGAATTTGATATCAATGATAGTTTAGATACCCTGGCAGAGCCAGCCCCTTCGGGGGGTATTCGTAAAGCATAGACTAATCCCTAGTATAGTAAATACATACACACCTCTTGACAAATAGGGAAAAGTATGCTATGTTCGTAATGTCAAATAAGTTTGTTTGAGATATATGGATTTTGGGGAAAAATATTATACCATCGTAATGTCAATTTGTCAATAGTTGTTTTATAACAGTTTGATAACATTGGTCGGCACAAGATAGCCCCCATGTCAATAGGGGCATCCTGTTATTCTTGTTCTGGTAAGTCTAGTAAAGCATTTAGACTTTCAAAGCCAGTGTCTTCCTGTTCTAGCCCAGCGAGCAATAAAGCAAATGTCTCTTCAATAAAACCACTTGTCTTATCGTTTGCTACAACAATGTCGTTGTCTAAGGCGTATGCCAATGGTAGTCCTAAGTCGTTGTATTGAAAGAAGTCTTCAAAACTTTCATCTTGACCATAGCCAATCCATAGGTCAGCCAAGATTGCTACCTTGTTGCTAAATGTTGTTTCTGACATTTTGTTTTTCTCTTTCTTGGTCTGCTGTTTCACTGATGATTGTAAATCTATTATACAGGACACCCCTGACATTGTAGGCTATGTAATACCCCACCATTTCCAAGTCTAGTGTCAAGTCTGCTAGTTTATCTAGGATTATCTTTGCTAACTTTTCTTCCTTTGTAATTATCTTCTTACGCATTATTTCTCTATTCTCTTATGCTCTATTATACCAAAAATGTTGGGGAAGCACAAGTAGCAATTACCTATGCTTCCCCTGGTTGACTAGACACAGAAACCCCTAACTGTTCTAGTCGTTAGTAGGGAGTGTTCTCAACCCACTAAGTTGTGAAGTTTACTTATACTATCTATCTCATATAGAGAGTCTTGACCTTCGATGTTTATGCTGTAGGGGTCAGGTAGGTCATTCAGGAAGTCGTTTATGTCCTTGCTGATTTCAAGGGCATACAGTTCGTCCCTAAAGTCCCACCAGTCAGTACCGTATTCTAGTTCACTACGGAACGCTCGTATCTTTGCAGTCTCGTTGATGTTACACTTATAAAGGATTCCTGTATAGACATGCGTAACCGCTTCTCCATCTAATATATATAAAGAAGGATTAAGAGTGATTACATCTTCCCATTGATTGATACCATTTTCGTCCTGTCCAAAATCTACAAACCAAACATTTATATCCCAATACTTTGTCATACTATTCGTTGCTCCAGTTCTTCTAAGGTTTCATTATTCCAACTAAGGTTATCATTATACTTCATATCTTTGATAATGTCAAGAACATAATTAATAGCATCTTCCCAACCAATTTGTTCTAGTTCTGACTTAGCCACTAGTCCATACTCCAATCTGTATAGGTCCCATCTCCATAACATGTTTCACAATCTTGTTTACCTTCGCCATCTTCATCTACGCATTCGCATGTTACAAATTTACAGATGGTTACAAAGATGTCATCGCTGTCATCCCACGGTATCTCAGTAATATAGTATTGAATACGATTAGCCAGATGGTAACCTTGAACAATGTAAACACCTTCGTCACCATCCATCTCAGTCCATACGGTAGAGTGTGGTTGCTGACAAACAAAGTCTAGTTCTTCACCATAGGTCTCAAATGATGTAGTATCATCTTTAACTAAATGGTTTTTGATAGGTCTATACTTAGCAGACCATTCGCTTTCAGTAATCTCAGTCATCATCTACCACCGTTGCTAGTAGAAGTTGGTTTATATAACTATACACATCATCTGCCATAGGGTGTGGTATGTTGCCAACCATATCCATAATCTCGTAGAGTTCATCTACAAGGCTTTCAGGTTTTGCTAGTATTTTTATCATAGGGTTTCTTTCTCTTAGAAGTGGAAATCTACTGGCACTAAACAGTATACACTACGATACTGTGTTTTGTCAATACCCAGTTTTTTTCTCAGGTATTCAGTTTTTACTGTGCAGTCGCCAGTGTCAAAGAAACCACTGTCGTAGTTCCAGTAGCCACGCATAATCTTCAAAGCACTTGACAGGCTAGGAATGTTGGCTTCGTAAATCTCACCAAATTCAAGGGTATCTCCGTTAGAATACTTAGTCATAACAGCATTGATAGTAGGGAAATCAAACTCAGCAAAATATTTGTTGAACTCATCTAACTGTTGCTTATCTACATTGTCTAATGCTTCTAAGAATGAACAGGCATTGTCATCGTTGTAGATAAGGACAGGAACATCAGACCACCTACCACCAATAGCATGCCAGTCAGACCAGTCACCAATGAAGCCATTGCTATCTGCTTCTATGTTGAGCCAACTGCCTACCTGCTCTTGTGCCAAAGCAGCAAGTTCTTTGTCTGTATATTCATCTTGTAAATCAAGTTCTAATTCTGTTGCTAGGTATTGCATAGTATGCATGGGTTTACTCTTTCTCTAGGTTATATATCTATGATACAGGATACCGTTCGTAAATACAAGCATTTCGGGGAAAATGTTATCACTTCGTAATCAACCAGGCTGACTGTTAGTTTACATAACTATTTGGGGAAATTATTATAACATCGTAATGAATTGTAATGACTAATAAAATTATTATGTAAACCTGGTCGGCAGAAATCCAGGGCAGTCAGATTGCTCCAACCACCCTGGTCCCCTATTATCCCTATATGTCAGCCAAAACTTCTCTAGCATGTGTAACAAATTCATTGAACTCATCTTCACGCTTTAGTCTCATCTCTATTAGTTTCAATACTTCTAGAGTAGGCATTTGATTTATACCCTTGACTTTTTTGAAACCATCAATCATAGACAGGACGATTTCTTTGTCAGTCATCTTCTTCCACCACTTCCACAGTAATCATCTCTGCGATGTCGTTATACTTTAGACCATTGAACAAACACTCTAGCAATTCACTACGAGCAAAGTCTAATAGTTCTTCTTCACTTCTGTTCTCTTCTGGGTTTTCTGTATCGTAGCCATCTTCCCAATCCATTAGACCATTCTCGTCAGGATAGACTTCCATAGTGATACTGGCTTTATAAATCTTACGCATACTTCTTTTCCTGCTTCTCCCAGTATTCGTCCTGAGCAATCATACTATCCAAATCGCTAATGCGACCTTCCAAACAAGCAATAGCAAATCTGCTCAATGACTTTGTGTGTAGTTCGTTTTCTAGTATTGCTAGTTCTTCTCTGTGTTCTTCCAACATAGTTTTATTCATGTCTTCTTCTCTCTCTTTATACATAGTTAGATAAATGTTTGCTTGTTCTGCTTCCCATTCATCGTGGGTAGGGCAGTAATCTTGATTACCTTCGCAGATGTCGCAAAATGAATGACAATCAAAACTTCCGTGATGTTTTGGACATTCTACTCTGTCGCATTCACAATCACTCATCTTCTTCGTCTTCTTCTTCTGGTTCGCATTCGCAATCTTCTTCTGGATTGTCGCATTCTTCGCAATGTGGCATTTCATCTACTCTAATGTCTTCAACGCTGTCGTATTGTAGGGTAGCGTTATCGCCATAGTAGGAAGACCAAGCCAACTGCTCTGCTTCTGCTTCGCTATTTGCTTCAATCTCTCCACAGTAATTTACTTGGATTTCTACATAGTATTTTCTCATAGGGTTTTCTCTTTCTGTTAGGTTTCTATTATAGGGTAGACCACTGACATTAGAACATCTGTGATGCTTGCTCTAACATCTCATCTTCTAGGATTACAAAGTTATACTTGATAAGGCTA